CCGCCGCCGCCCAGATAAATGAGATTATCCTGTATGGTCGGCGCCGTGGTGACGCTCGCCGTCACGAAAATGACGAAACTGCCGCCGCCCACGCCGCACTCGCCGCACTCTCCGCTCCTGCCGCCGCCGCCGCCGCCGCCGCCGCCCGCACCGCCGTTACCGCCGTTGTCGCCGCTCCCGTCCACGCCGCCGCCCTTTCCGCCCACGCCGTACTCGCCGCACTCTCATAAGAGCGGTCTGTTCCATCAAGCCATGACGCGGCCCACTTCTCGATAGGTTCATGCCCACAATGCAGAGCGTACTTTTCAACGGCACGGTCTGCGCACTTATTTGCGAACGCTATCTGTTGCTCCGGATCGAGGCACCGCAACATAGCCCACACGCGATCCGCTGGCGGTATGTCGAGTGTCGCTATCTCATGCACACACAGCGCATCACGGCCAGCCCACAGCGTTTTAAGGTAGGCTTCGTCGCGGTACTTTGAACACGGCTTTTCTGCAAGCATCTGCTTAATCGTAAAGGTTCTCATCACTTCCTCTCCTTCTTCATAAGTTCAATCGCGTCTGTCTGCGCCTTCAACGAACGCTTCACCTTGGCTTTCCTCTTTATCTCTGCCGCCTTGTCAAGAACTTTCTCTGGCATACCGTCCCATGTAATAAGGGCGTCCCACATCGTCTTCAACTCGGCGTTCTCTTTTCGTGCCTCTTCCAATGCTTCGCGCATCTGGTCTGCGTTCTGGAAATCGCTTGCAAACCGCTGTGAACCACAAAAATCCTTGTAGTGGTCCCGCTCTTTCTCACACTCGGCAAGACGGGCGGTCAAAGAAATGTTCATCTGCATCATGTCAAGCGAGGATTTTATCACTCGGCCATGCTCATTCTGCATACCAGCAAGACGCTGACGTAACTCCGTGTTCTGGTGCTGGAACGCATCACGCTCTGCAAGAACTTGCGATAGGTCATCTCCGCCCTGCTCAGCCTTCGGGGGCTTCGGTTGAAACTTATTGCACGGCGTAGTCCGGCCACCCAACGAGTAATTGTTGCATCCATGCCGCAATTCACACTTCTCGCAACTCCGCTCCGGTTCTATCGGCAACCAATGGCTATAGTTTTGGCATCCAAGAGCAATACCACAAGCGCGATCTCGCTGTCTGCGGCAAGTAGAACAACTCCGCTCCGTGTCGTTCGTGTGCAGCATTTTGTCAATGTTTCTTTGTTCTTCAATAAGACTATCGTCCAAAGAATAAATTGACTGAATAAACTTTTCATAAAGTTTACTTGCCTTAATTGCTTTTTCTTTCAACACACTCATCTCACCACCCCCTCAGCCAAAGGTTCGATCACTTCAACCCACCCTTCTGGGTCCGGTTGCTGCACCTCGGCGATCATCTTTCCATCCCTGACACTGAGACGCCAAGCAGGATCCGTCACCCACTCAACCCGCTCGACCAGCTTGGAAGCATCTTTCGACTTCCACCGGTGCATCAGCGGTTCTTCATTCTCCTTGACACCTTGAGGCAACGAGATCGCAGTGGCAAGAGCAAGGACCTCAAACTTGTACGGATGAAGTTCGTTGATAATACAAGGATAAGGTTGACCATCCTTCACCTGAAGTTCTGCATATACCTCACGACGAATGGTCGCAAGCAATGTTACTTGTTCCCCCTTCTTGACAAGACGAACCTCAAAGCATGATGGGCTGTCATCATCAACTACCATTACCTCGACATCAGTTCGCAAAGTACCGACCGCCACATTCTCAATGAAGTCTTCACGCTTGAGGAATTTCCGATTGTTCACCTTTTTCATTTCTGTTGCTCCATAGAAGAAGTGTCCCCGTCAAAAGCTTTGAAAGAATGTTGAACCTTCTGAAGAAGATCTACAAGATCCTGTATCTTTTCAAAAGCCCACCGATCGGTCTTGATCACAAAGAATGCACCACCTCCCACATCTTCGAGAGAGACCTCAAGGTCTTGGAAACCCATCGACTCTTCGGGTGCATTATCGTCGGCTTGATCGACAACCCTGATCTTGAACTCTTCAGCATGAAGTTTAATGTCTGACATGTTTATCCTCCCTTCCCACTTCTCCAATAGATATAATGTTATCTCTTGTTATTTGCTCGCACCTTATTTCGGTGTCTGTAATAGCTCTTTCGATATTTTGTGCATCAACAATAACCCAAGCAACACCGTATCCAGTTTCCCACGAAACTTTATATTTTTTCATATCTACCCCCTCCGTTTAGCTTCTTCTACTTTGTCGGCATCGGTCATCAGGTCATCTGCTTTTTGCAGGGTTATTCTTGCGGCGATTTTATGTCCTCCGTTGTCTCTGTCCTCACAAGACATTTCGGCTATTTCTTTAAGACCATCAACCAGCACCTTTTCACGGTCGCGCAACTGTAGGACTTCGGCGGCTAGGTCTGCTTTCGGCCCATCCCATTCCGCGACGATAGCTTTCAGTTCTTCGTTAGTGTACTTCATGTTTTACTCCGTTTCGGCTAGGTATTGTTCTGCGGCATCCGACAGCGACCGCCCCTCATAATCGACAAGGCGCTTTTCGTCTTTAAGCAACTCCCTGCAACGGATGAGATCGGCGGCGAGGGTGTCAGCAATAGCGTTTAGTTCAACCTGCGCTTTCATGCGGTCATTCCATGCCTCGTCTAGTGTGCAAGGATACTCTAGTTTTTTCGTCGCCCGTTCCAACAGTTCGCGCAGTTCTTCGGTTTTCATTTTTGTTCCTCCAACAGTTTGATACCATAGGATATAATGTCGATTTTCATAGTCACGTCTCCATCTTAAAGTGCACTTCACACTCACATAGATATTATAACGCATTCAACAGTTAATGTACAATTTTTCAAGAAAGTATTTGGAAGTAAAATCAGATACTTAGGAAAATAATTCGGAAAGTTCATGATCGACCTTGTTCCAAGCAGACCGAACGAACCCGTGCTTTCTTCCTTGCCAAATGAAAGCGGTTCCGTCCATCAGAGCTTTACCACCATAACGAAGGTAATCCCCACCACCATCAACAAACAGTTCACCACAAGCGCAGAACTTGAAATCATGACGCCACATTGAAGTGATCACGTTCTGACACTTACCACACATCATTGTCCGATGCCGTATTCTCACTCCCACCTTATTCTCCCTTCATCACATTGCCAAGATCATACTTCGGGTTCTTGAGACACATCTCACACCCCTCTTCCTTTTCACACGGACAATCTTCCCAAGCTTGCTTCCGTTGTGACATCAACTCTTCGCGCTTCCCCTGAAGCTCACGATCTGCCCACATCACGTCGACATCAAACGGAACATCGCCATCCTGCCACGGTCCCCAGTTCGCAGACTCTGCAATCAACCCCTTCGCTCTGTTGAGACCTTCAAGAGCAGCATCTTCGGTTTCAAACTGTAACCGTTGAACGATCTCATTGTGAACAGTAATATCGACACAACCCCACGGAGTGAGATCGGATTTCACAATAGAAAAAGGAGGGACAAGAACCGTGGTTGAGATGTACTGTTCATCATCATAACCACAAGCAGATTCTTTCATAAGAGAAATCTGAAACATCTTGAGACCGATCTTTTTGACTTCTTTTTCTTTCATCATATCCTCCATCCTTCAAATATATTCTACTGTTGAACCCCACCAGTCGCAACCATTCCTGGAAGCATATCAAGTTTTCCTGGAACACAGAACCCAAAGCAAGCACCCATCCCGCTCATTGCTTCTTTTGCTTTTGAATATGCTTCACCCGGGTTCTCAGCTTCAACGTGAATCAGTGTCGTGATACGATACTTTGCAACTGTTCCAGCGTTTGACATGAAGACCTGAACAGTATAGATCATTCATCATTCTCCAAGATCTTTTCAACCCAAGCATACAAACACCGAAACTTCTGATCCTCGGTTTGAACGTCCTGGTGGTAGTGACCAAAGTACCACTTCTTGAAAGGATATTGAGAATCCATCAATGAACTTGTTTCAAGTCTCATCTTGTCAGCAAGCTCTTGCCAAGCCAAGGCAACCATATCCATATGCCAACGAACAGGGTCAACATCTCGTGAGCTGATGATACTTTGCACAACTCGTTGAGGTCCGGTGTGTGAGATCACATAATCCGGGGTAAACTTCAAAGTAGCAACGATCGACATTGCTCCAAGCAAGTCATCAGCATTCGGCACCTCGTCTGGCCACCAAGAATGATCCCGTTTACGACCGATAAGGTCTGTTGACATTGCCCCACCAAGACACACGATCTTCTGCCCGAAGAGATCGAGCAAAGCACACTTTGACAAAAGCCAAGTATGATCAAGAAACTTCACCGCCTTTCCTTTCTTCAACCCTGGACAACGTTCATCTTTCGGGGCTTGGGCGATCATCTCTGCCCACAACTTATGGTTCTCATGGTTTCCAGGAACAACATAGATGGTAGAGAACTTTGTTTCAAGCCACTTGCCCCAGTATTCGTCTTTCCTTTTATTGCGAGGATCTTCGTGCATGAGACAACCATAATCCCCAGCAACGATAAGGATATTCTTCTCAGGTTCTTTTCCTTCCGGAAAGTTCTTTGTGTTGAAACGTTGAGGTCCTACTTGCAGAGGAAAATCAAGTTCACCACCGTGAAAATCTGCGGAAACATAGAGTCTCATTTCATACTCCCAGCGACGCATTTAATCGTTCGACGAAACCCTGTCCACGTCGGCATCACCCTAATCTCTGTGTCAATCTTTGTGATAGAAGCTTCCTCATAATCAACGACCCAATTGTATTTGCCGGTGACAACGGTACTGGTCCAAATTGCAGTAATGCTTCCACGCCACATCGCAGTGTTTGTATACGGGGTACCAGTATAATCGCACCCTTTACACACATCACTATAACATTCATCGCCAAAACAATCATCATGTATATCACATGTACCGGTTGGCTTAGTATAATAACACCCAACGATTAAAGAGCGGGCTTCATCTACAGTAGGCAACCGCCAATCATCCCTATTGTCCATAACCAGATCATTACAATATTTCGGGTAATAGAAAAGATTAGTAGTCTGAGTGGGGTTATTAGGATCCCACGGCCCAACATAAAGATCTAACGCCCACACGAGACCGGTGTTTGGGTCAACAGCACTATTAGAAGCAACAACACACGTACTTTCATCAAATCCCGTACATCCATTATTACAGCTTGCAACACCTGAAGTATACTTTGTACTGTTCAAAATCGTACAGTCTATTTCATTACCATCACAAACTTCAGAACCGTTGACAGTGTTATCACCACAAAATGATGTTACTTCGTCTGGTACATCATCAGTTACCACTTCATCTTGCAACAACTCATCCGGCAATACACCATCTTCAACGGCACTGTCTCCGTCAGTCAGTAGAATATCATCAGTTTGAAATGCGTCTGGGATAAAAGTATCATTGTCCCCATCATCTATGACAGTATCCGGTTGAGTATCGACAACTTCAGTATCTACATTAGGAACATCATCAGCATATACAACACGCACCGATTCCTGTGCACACCCGAAAGTTAGCATCATCAACATGAAAACAACAATCAAAATTCGCATAGCTTACTCCTTAGTTGTATACCTTTTCTACATCTTTATCAAGCTGTTCACCAACACATTGAAACATTCCAACCTTCTGAAGCATGATGAGTGCGACCCGTTCCGTTATCAAACAAGCACGTTCCTCAAGCTTCTCTTCAAAGGACCGAGAGAACACCGGTTCTATTTCATCCATATCATCCACAAGACCACCACTTGTCTGCGCTGAGTCTGCTGACCAAACCATCTGACCAAGCGAAGTGTGTGTGATCTCATGAGCAAGGAAGGAAACCACCGTCTGCCAACCTTTGAGAAGAGTCGGAATTGAAATATCAAGCTCCGCAAAACCTCCAAGGTGACACATTGCGGTTTCCGCCCCCTCAGATCCTTCTATGTTGGAAACGATCGTCACTTTCCGAAGTTCGGTGGTTCCAGGAAGTTCTTCACGAAGAAGGTTCCACAACGTTGTTATATCATGAATAACTTTCTGATCTTGAAAAACCTTTTCCTTCTTCGTCATCTTACATCTCCTTTGTGATATACTTTCGACGCCACGCCTGTGCAAACATAAGTGCACACATCACGAAAGGTATCAAGATCGCGATCACCACACTGATAAAATCCAAAGGACCCCGGAAGCGACAAACCCCGGGACCATCATCTTGTGCACCGAAAAAGGCACCAAGGTTAAAACAAAAACCTATCAGACCGATCACAAGCAACCATCCCATCTTACTCTCCCTGACGAGACTTGACTGTCGAAAGCCGTATGTGACCGGAGACACCCTTCGCCATCCCAGGTTTCATCGGGTTCTTGACGACCTTGACCCGCAGTTTGAACCCACCATCGGAAGCAAGCTTCTTCGCTTCTTCCATGAACCGGTCAGCACACATCGAACAGACCGGACGAATTTTTTCCGCCGCCTGAACTAGGGAGTTAGCCTGAAGTTCCTGCAGAGTAATAGGCGTGACTTCCTTGTTACCACGCTTCGAGACGACACCGACACCGTCTTCACGACGATACATTTGCTCGATGTCATTCATGGTATTGCCGACACCCAAAGTGTAAGCTTCACAGTTGTGCTGCATCGATCCTTTCATCTTTTCCTCCATACAAAAGTTTTCTAAACAGAGTAAACGTGTGACCCCGTGAACCATAACCGTGTTTCATAGTTATCGGGTCATGTGCAATACACGCCCGACACAACATGAACGTAAGATCATGCATACAAGGGTCACACGTTTACTCTGTTTTCAACTCACCGAGAGTTTAGCAGAAGGCACTGAGCAACATACGAATTGCGCCGGGACCACACTAGATGACCGAAGTCAACGTGGGAGTAGGCTGCTTGACGTACCGAGTACTCAATGCCCTCTGCTCAACTCTCAATGATCTTTTGGTCTCTCGACCACACTTAGATATTATACACCCGATCGCTTTGAATGTACAATTTTGGTGTAAATATACTTGAACGAAATCAGCTACTTAGAACAAACACATCCCACACAGCGTTGCCAACTACCATGAAGATGGTCCGGGAAACACTTTTGACCATGCTTTTCACAAAGCACCCAACCAGATCTTTCATCAAACACTATCTCATTTTTACCACGACGATAATTCAGGATGCGAAGATTCTCACAATCCTTATCACAGAGCATGTTCGTGAACTTTGCTTCACACATCTTTTAACCTACCTTGTTGACAATGCTCCACACGCTGGTCAGATATTCCTTACCCGTCTTTTCGTTTTTGACAAGTACAGTGAAGTTGTCATCTGAAGGTTTGATGACCTCGTACTGAGTCTTGCAATCTTTGATAAGGATCTTCGTGCCAGCAGGAAGTTCGGACTTCATTGCAGCGATCATATCAAGCCGTGCTTTTTCCATACGATCTGCCGCTTGATTCATGGATTCGAAAATGGATCTCTTCTCTTTCATTTCATTCTCCTTTCGATAAGTCTATCACACTCTGCAACAGAATTTCCTGCTTTGAAACATTCTATGAAAACACCCGCCCTAATTTCTTTGTCTTCTCGATCAGCTCGATTACAGACAACGAAGACAACAAGACACATAAGAACAATTAACATCAGATCAAGACCTTTCATTTCCCTCCGTTATAATGGACTTCAGTGCATGTGACCTGCAGTCACACGGGTCAAAGCTTTGGCCTCGCGCAGATCAACCATCAGCGAGTCAGACCACTTCCGCCCAACAAAATATTTTACTGGTTTGATAGGAAGTTTACGGAAATTATTTCTTGGGCTTTATGATCTTCGGAGTACGGTGTGCGGCAGTCACTTCAGCAACAGGCGCCGCAAACAGATACTTTGTAACTTGGCTCTCAAGGTCTTCAAACATTCTACGATATTCACCGATCGAAGCAGCAACGGCCGAGTGACCATTGCTCGCGCTTTCCTTTTCAGCTTCTATCATAAGCATGAGAGCTCGACCCATCTTATACTGAATGCTATTCTCCCCGCCCATGTTACTCTCCAGTTTCAGTTGGTGTCTCACTTGAATTCTTCCTCCCCACATCAGACAACACGCGTATCGTCTTTTTCATACTTAGCACACCAACGACACAAAGCATTTCAGTCAATCTCTTGTCAGGTTCGCCAACAAGATACGAACCTTCTTGCTTTGGGAACATTCGTCTCGGTACCTTAATGCTAAGTATTGAACCCGATTCCCAGTCAAACTGCACCGTCAAAGTGAACTGTGGTCCACCAAAGTCGATCACGGCAGTGTTTTCATTGATCACCCCAAGGTGTTTCATGAACACCAAGGATTGTCCGGGGACCATCTTTTTCACCCAGTTTGCAAGAGCGGTCTCAACTTGTGTTGCCATTCTATTTCCTGGGCTCCTGGGTTGACCACCGTTGATCGCCGGGAGAACCGTCTGGCATCATACACCCATCGTTTGTTCCGATCGCCCTAGTACGATGACGGATCCCATACCCAATATTCTCCGCAACGAAACCTTTTCCTGTTGGTTTTTCTTTCCATTTACGTAATTCTGTCCAAGCGGCATATGATTTATCAGCATCGGCTATATTGAATTTTCCATATACAACGATCTTACCAGTTAGATATTTTGCCCCAATATCTTCTCCATCAGACCACAAGATAGCTTCTTGATTCGGTGCGATCTTTTTGAGAAGATCAATAGAAAAATATATCAACTCTTCTATGTCAGTCCATATTTCTTTTTTCTGTTTCAACGGGACAAAGAAAGATTCTTCAACCACTGGAACTTTTTTACCGTCCTCTTTTGTTTCAACATATCTACCCATAACCTGAATATATCCTATTCCTTTTTCTCTGAGGATCTTTTGAATCTCAGCATTAGTCTGTTGAGATTGTTCCTTTGTTAAATCTGAATTGAATCCTGTAAAAATTACAAAACCTTTCTGAGCATGTTGCCACAACCGACTCAGTGAGGATTCAAGAAGATATGATCTACCTTCTGCAAAACCTAAAATAGATCCGTCTGGTCTGCGCACAAAGCTTTCATCTTCAATCTTCCAGAACTCATTACCTTCTTCAGTATCGATCCTCTGCCGGTATGCTTCTGAAAAACAAGCATACTGGTGTTTGCTTTCTGTGATGTGTTTGATGAGGAACTTGTGTTGACGGGGAAGTCTCGAAGCATCGATCACCTTCCCTTCGTGTACAACCTTGACAGATTCAATAAGAGAATGAATATCCCCGTTTGCAACAGCACCAACTGTCAACTGTTGCTGCACACCATTCATCGGATCCAGCTGCACGGGTTCAAACCTGCTGTGACCAGCTTCTATTGCTCCCTCTGCCCAACCCTGAAGGTGATCGGCTGTCCTAGGATTCACACTTCTCATGTTGACAGTCCAGCCCATGTTACGATAAAGACGGAGCCTCATCCAGCCACGGGAGACCAGGATTCGCACAAGGTCACCCCGAACCCCGCCCTCTTGTCCGATCTTTTCCCCGCGATCGGCAAACATCTGTCTGACTTCTTTATCGTCGAGATCAAACTCTTCTGGGTTTGCGACAATACGAGCAATGTGTGCATCATCTACTGGAATGATCTTTCCCATAGGAGAGATCCAGTAAGCATGGGCTTTTGCCATCGGAAGCTGACGGGTGAACTTGGGCAACATCTTCTCCTTTCAAAACATCTCAGATATTTATGGGATTCAATATGGGTCAGTTATCCGGATCAGAATGACTCATATCACCTTCTTGTGGGTCTTCATCATGTGGACCACCATCGGCGAACTTCTCGAGTTCCTCTGCGGTATCCTGCATAGTATACGAACCACTTCCCAAATAACCATGATCATCATCGAGAGCCATAGTGATATGAGCATACCAATATGCTTTTGCGCGATCTTCGCTCACAGAGTCTCTGTTGTCACGAACGATCCCTATTGCCTCCCTGAGGAGTTCCTTGATCTCATCCTTTATCTCGGCGAAACGGTTGGCGCCGTTCGCCCGTTGCATTCTAATATCACCCTCTTCGATCGGTTGCATGTCATCTTCGTCGCCGTAATGAAAGTCATCCTGACTTGTGACAACAGGATCACCGAACTGCCCTTCCTCTTCTGCCATATCAAGCATCACTTGCTGGAAGACCTTGTACACGACAGACTCTGCATCGTGTGCTTCAAGACCAAGTTCACCTTCAACGAACTCGTGGAACTTCTCATCATCAATGTCTTCGGTGTTGAGAATGAAGTCGATGATCTGAACAGCCTGCTCACCATTGACAGCCTCAACATCAGAAGGGGATTCATCTTCAACGGGTTCATCGGGGGCTGTTGCTTCGGCAATTGGTTTATACTTACCGAAAACGAAAAATGCTATTCCATCTTCCGGTCTAGCTGACCCAGAAGCAGAGGCTCCGATTTCTTGTGCAATATCTTTCAGCTTACGTTCATCGTCGCCGGCTGTTGCACTTTTACCAAGTTTGTGAAACTTCACTTTGATCTTTGTGTCATTAACAACATCGATTGCATAAGGGTATGTTGCAAGACCCTTACTTCTGAATGCGGCAACAATAACTTCTTTGCTAGGCATCTTCATATCCGTGTCCTCCGGTTAAAGCTCAAAGATTCAGTTGCAGAAACAACAGGGGTTTCAATATTCACTTCACCAGTCTTTGCGGCATCTGGAAGTTTTCTTTTGAGTAGATTATCTTTCGCCCCCCCGGTCTGCGGCATGATTGATCTAGACGGTGCATCTGAACTCGGCTTCGGCAGGTTATTCACATTTCCCCACACAAGCTTTGCAACGGCTTCTGCATCAGCATGACCGAATTCAACAAACACCTTCAGGGCTTCGGGTGTGAGTTTGCTCTTCACATAAGATATAACCGTTTGTTCATCAGTGTTAAGAAGGTTGAGATTACCAGCTTCTTCCGAAGGCAGACCCTTCGAAGGATCAGCAAGCTCGGCCGCAATAACAAGCTGCATCTTCTGAAGAGCTTTTGTTGCGTCTTTCAGTTCGGGGAAATCAATCACCTGAATGTTTGCTTCGGTGTTGATGCAAAAAACCTGTGACCATCTATGGTGACCATCAAGGATCAGATTCCCACCCCCAACAACCAGAGGACCGTTGATCACAAGGTTACCGCCGGTCAAATACTTTCTTGCCGTATCGGGATTGGTGAGAGGTCCCCACTTTGGATCAGCAAGAGATTTGTCAGCATCGATCTCATTCTGCGTGGGTTTCAAACTTTTAACAGGAAGAAACTTCGGACCATCATAAGCAAGCTCATCATCCTCATCTTTTCCATCATCCTTTCCTTTTCTGAGAAGATCGATGAATTCTTTATCTTTCATGAGAGTATCAAGCTTATTGACAAACTGAGAATAGTTATCAATACCGAGGAGAGTCTCTAGATCTTCTTGTGGGGTCTCAAGCAAGATCTTTTTTTCGTTGATCTTGCATTCTTTCATATCAACATCGTTGATGAGGTATTGTTTCCCATCAAACTCTGCAAGGCCTTCACTCACGGCGAGATCGCCAGCAAGTTCCGCATCCTCACCAAAGGTTTCTTTGAGGTCATATATGTCAAAGCTGAGCTGGTCATAGTTCTTGACCAAGTCATATATGAAATCCTCAACCTTACCAATGAGATCACGAGACTCTTGATCCCAATCAGCACTCATTGCTTCACCAAGATCATCCCCTCCAGTTTTATCTTCATAGTCAGACTCAAGGTGTGCATCAGGAACATTGTTACCCTCTGACCGTCTGGTGAGATCAGCAAGGATCGCATCGACCTTTGCTTCAGGACCAGTGAAGACGTATGATCCATCACTATCCTGAAAAGCCGTAACCCCATCCTTTGCCATACGAGAAACCGTCTTCTCATCGACAAGCTTATCGAACTCTTCCTCAGTCATCTCAACCTGACGTTCAACCTCTTCTTCCTTCTCTTCATTCATGGTCGGGCGAACCTTCTGCACTTCAGACACATGAAGGTTATACTTCTGACCGTCTGCCGCTTCGACCTGACAATACTTTCCAGTGATACTCAGAGCGACAACAGTACCACGTTGTCCTTTCGCTTCACCAGCAAGCATACGAACAGTCTCGCCTTCCTGGACTGACCGGGATTCATCTTCTGCTTCAGTTAGTTGTTCATCATTTTGAACATATTCTATATTCTTTTCGAAAGCTTCTTTCCAAAACGAAGCTCTCCAACCGCCGGCATCAATAGCAACTTCCCATGCTCCAATAACCTCAGCCGGTGTATAAGTGACAACATCTTCACCATATTCATTGATAATGTGTTCACCCTGTTCATCCATGAAGTGGAATGAAAGTTCGTCTGCCCAATGCTGCCCTTCACGAACCGTGAGGAGCCGAGCGGTTTCTTCTTCGTTTATTTCATAACCCTCTTCAGCAAGGTAATTTTGAAGCCACTCTATTGCCCAACGACCAACCTCAACCTCTGCATCATGAGCATCATCATGATCCATCCCACCAAAATAATTACCACCGATCGTTGATATACAACCGGCGTCGAGAGTCAACATCACATCTTCCGGTGTAACTTCTTCACCAAGCAGATCATCACGATCTTTCAGCTTCGGTTTCTGCCCCAGACCCATATCAAGCGAGTCTGCTTCGGGACCGTCTTCGTCATCTTCATTGGGGTCTTCAGATTCATCAAGCACACTCACTTGACCAAGAGAAACATAAAGACCATCTTTTTCAAGGTTTGAATTTTCACTTTCCTCAGCATATTCTCTTGCTTTCTTTTCTGCTTCTTCTGCGGTATGAGCACTATCTATGATCTCCCAGTATTGATCATTGATATAATCTTCGTAAGTCTGTTGACCAATAAGATACTGAAATTCAGAATCACGCGGGAAGTCACCATCTTCTTGATAGAAGTAAAGAACCTTTGTTTGATTCTCACGATCAGCCCAAAACTCTTCAAGCTCTTCGGGTCTTGAAAGAGAAGGGTCTTGATCCTCAACAAGAGCCTTGCCCATTGCCTTCTTCGCCTTCTCAACATCTTTGGCAGAAGCTGCAGGGATCTCACACTCCCCAAGAGGTTCGTTCCACACACTAACGAAAACATCATAGAGTGTATCATCGATCATCGCACCGACAAATTCATCATCGTTGAAATCTTCAGCAGACAGTACTTTCTGCAATTCTTCTGTTGCGACGTTATCTATTTCACCTGCGTCATTTGCAGACTCCCAAGCTTGGTGGGCATCTGTGATCTCAGGGTTGACCTCACGGACGAGCTTGGCCAAACGTCTTGCTGCGGTTTCGAGTGCTGCTGGGATCTTGTACTTGTTATGTTCATATTTCTCGGGACTGAAACCGTGTGCTATCATATCATCTGCATCATGTGTTCTTTCGAATTCATCATCTGGTTCCGGACCATTATCATACTGCTCAAGTTTATCAATGACCCGTTCGACTTCTTCTTTGGGGAATTCATTTCTCTCAGCAATATCAGTGGGACTGAAATATCCATCTTCCCAATCCTGCGCAATGAGACTGACATCCCCAGCATCAAGACCCAACTCCTTGGCGATGTTTCCAATGAGTTCCTCATCATACAGTATTTCAACTTCTCCCCGAGGTCCCATACCAGTATCTTCTTTCATGTTTGAACATTCAAACACGAACCGTGTTCCATCTCTTGGAGAATCAACCCGAGACTCGACAACGGTCAGACCGTTCACAACGAGTTGCGAATTGATCAACCCGCGGATCTTGAGGGCATTCATATTGGCAAGGTGACTACCAACATCAATGGTCAGTTTGTTTTCCTTGATGACTATCTTCGGCTCTCGAGAAGAGTATTTCCGAAGTGTACGAACGATCCCTTCTTTCACAAGTTTACGATCCATCTGATCCTCCGGGATAGATTTGTTAAATCAACAGTGATATTTAGCCTGTGAAGGGGAGTTGTTTGGTCTCCGGTTCAGGAAGGCTTCTACCCCGTTTCCACTTTCTTTCGTCTGGTTCAATAAGATCATGCTCCACATACCACATATACTTCTGCATATGGAACTTTGCTTCTTCTAAAATCCTAGCATATGTAGTGAGTTGTTCCTTTCTGACGACAGTATTCGGGAACTTCTCAGAAGACATTTGAACCATCAATGACATTCTACGGAATGCGGTGCCACAGGTTTCAAGGTGAAACCTTGCAATACCACCAGGAAGATCGTTGTTCAGTGTGTACCCAACATATGAAGTCCACAGTTTAGAAGCAAGATCATCAAGTTGTCTATATGTAAACTGCCCCGTTGCCAAAGCTGTGCTGGCTTTATCTAATAGAACCAGAGCGTTCTTATCTAACACTGCTCCACCATTCGCCATTGACCATCAGAACTTCTGAGAATTCAAAACGAGCAGGAGAATAACCGTTTCCAGCATTGAAACATCCAACTGCCCAAAGCTTTGAGGTTGGCTTCTTATAATCTTTCCCTGTTGAGTATGATTGTTTGAAAACATCGAATGAGACATATGTTTCAAGCTGTTTTCCATTAACAACAAGCATTTGACCATCTGATGCTGTCCAAGTTGCGATCATGTGACCGAACTTTGGTCCAACATAAAAGAGCGAGTAGAACCCCGTGAAATAATAAGACTTACGTTTTATTGTAATTTGCCAGCCGAAAACTTCACGACCAAGAGCAGCAAAGTCATCACAGTCCCCTTCGCCGCGACCGAGAAAAGCAAGAGGATGAGAACAAACATCGAACCCCATATACCATCTATCCCTATGATACTTTACAAAGTTCTTACATGTTTCATGCCAAAAGAAATGGGGGTCAACATGGGTCCAGGTTGTATCATGTGAACCACCACGATAAAGATCAGTTCTTGCCGCTGAAATAACAGGATCTATACTAAGGTCCCATCTCTCTTTGCCTTGTTCGATCAGATCACTTTCAAAAGCCCAACGATAGAAGGTAGACCAGCGGGCATAGATTCTCCACAACAGAGAAACAAAGAACGCAAGAATGTGAAAACGAATCTTTTTCATGATACCCTCCAACTCTTACATTATTATACTTATGAAAAAAGTTTGCGGCTTTTTTCGTTTATATGTTTAATACGATTGAGCGGCAGCGAATATCTTATCTTTATCTATATCTAAAGAGTCGAAAGAAGGTGGGTACATACCCTACGAATAGATAAGACTCTTTGTACTCACTGCAGAATGGATCACCATCGAATCAAAGGATGTCTTCACGTTCCGCACCGCACTTGCTGGTCCTGTTCCTCTTGGCAGACCAATCTTCACGATGAACTGGTAGTTCTCAAGTGGGAATATCGGTTTCGGGATCCACAGTGAAGGATCTGTTGGGAGGATCGCTTCAACCTCATCATACGAAGAAGGAAGAGAGAAATCCTTCGCAGGACGTGGTGCGAACGGAATAGCTTCAACCGTCTGTCTCCACCAGCCACCACCAAGATCCCGCACATCAGAGGTCCAACCCATTGTGACGAACTGATCCCCATCCTTTTCATAGATCGTCGGGAAAGCGACGGTCGGATAATATTCAGCTTCATCGTTTGCATCAAAAGATTCTGCTTCGAAAACAAGTTGCTGTGGTGATTTGTTTGCAGCTGATTTGTAATACAGACCAACCGGAAGGGCTTTCTTTGTGGTTGTGGTCGCATTCATATCCTTGTCATAAAAATCAAACTGCATTCTGAACAATGCACCTTGTGTGGTGTAATAGTAATATTGAACAGCGTTAAGTGTTACTTTGTTATACTTCGACAACGAAGGACCGGTGTGAAGATTTGCATACCGGTAGTCCATCCACTTTTTCTTGCTGATCGCATTATCTATTGCGATCTCTATTACAGAACCATCGACGGTTTCAACAAGACTGTTATCTGCAATGTATTGTTCGAAGTCTGTAACCGTCGTAAGGAACGGGGATTTACCAGAAGCTAAAGCATTCGTCACCTCAGTCAGAGCATCTGTGATCTCAGGATTCAGTTTTGTGAAAGTGTTGGAACCACTGCGATAGTCGATAATATCCGTGGGTGCTTTTGTTCCAGCTTCTGCAGGACGGATAGGTTTCGATATAGCTGAGACGGTTGCTGTGACCGGCTCGAATGTATACACGCCAACAGCATTACCAAGTTTCAGTATCGGAGAAACCCGACGATCGTATGTAGAAGCCGACAGTTTGAAACCAAGTTTGTTTGCAGGACGATCGAGTGCAACCTCTTTACCCGGTTCAAAAGCTTCATAATATGCGCGATCTTCCGCAGTGTAGTGTCTTCCGTAATACTCGATCAGTGTTCCTTCAGGCGCAACATCCTTTTCAAGATACAGATAACGAACAACTCGATCAGGAGATTTTGCACCAAGGGTTGCAGAACGATCAAGGATATTCGAAGACTCTACTGTTGCTGCATCGACATTATACACGTGACACCACATGTCCATCTTGAGCATACGATCGGTGAATCTTTCCCCGTCGATAAGAATGACGGAATCAAAGTCTGCCGGGAACGGTGTCATGTATTGATCACCCAGAGAATACCCACCATTCGCAATAAGCTTGACTTCCATTGCCGGTGCCTGATACGTTGTTTCTCCAACAACCCAAGTACGACGGACATGAGACAGCGCAACAAAGAATTCAACATTGGCAGGAATGTGTATCGGAAGAGAGGTATCAACCATCAACCGACCATCAACAAGCTGATCTCTGTAAACAAACTCTGTGTGGGTGAAACCGTTTGGATCAATCTTACCATTGATCAAGAACCCAAAGTGAACAGCGACCGGTTCATCAAGGTTCGATATAAGAGGACCATCGAGGATCTGTGTAGATTCCCAGGGATCGGTGTCAACGTGGATCGCTATCCGCTTCAACATACGGGGTTCACTGAATTTGAAAGCCTGTGCAACGCGAGGCATTGTATATGCGTCATTCGACTGCATTGCGTTAAGACGATCGAAGATAGCAGGCACAGTATGTGTTCCTGCTATACTTGTTTCCCAAGTCAGGAACATGTTACCATCCTTACGAACAAAAGAACCAAAGATCGAGGGAAGAGTTATCTCATTTGTACCAGTATCGACAATAGCATACTTACAGAGAACTGCGTCTGCTGTGTTTTCAAAAATATGAGAACAAAGACGATCTGTTCTACCCCATTCAGAACCGAGGTTCATGTGCCGACCATGTTGTTCGAGGTGGGTGTTTGTTCCATCGACCCACTCGATTTCAAACCCGTGGCTGTGACAACCCGCTTGTATGAATGACTGAAGGAAATCAGAAGTACCATCAGAGAAAAAATTCACCGTCTTTCCCTGATTCTGATACCAACAGAACGAACTCCAAAGATCAAGCCAGTCTGTTGTTGGCGCCGGAACGGTCGGATCCATACTGTCTGCCCAACACGGCCACACAGGAATACCGTCGAACCGCATAGACACCATATTCATAGTGGTCGGTATCGCATCAGACGTCAACTCGTCTGTATACAGTCTGACCGCAACTTCAAACGGTGTCGGATACCAACCGAAAACCTCAAACCCTCTGTTCATCCACGAATCACTCGTCGGATCAAACGACTCTCTGTACATTTCTTTTGCGATCACATTATTTGTGAACGGAGCGAAAAGTGCAGCAGGACGATACCAATTCCGTGCGAATGCAATAGCCGTGGGAGTTTCAACTGCTTGGAATTTGGTTTGCTTCGAGGATGTTTTTGTCTGATCAATAAACGTTGTGCGAGACAGAGGAACACCCTGATGCCGGACCATCGCAACATCAGCAGAGCAGAACTTACGACGAGGTTCGACCAACCAGCCAAACTGATTTATTGCCGCAGTGTCATACAACTTAGTGCTCTTGTCTGCCAGTTTATAACCAGCATAACTTTCACGGTCACGTAGAGGCATCTCACGAAGACGGAGGAAGTCGCGATCCGCAGCAGAGTCTATCGAAGCATCAAGTGTTTCGCTGTAGTCTTCAATCCCACCTGTTGCGACCGTCATCTCCTCACCGATCGACTTGAGTGTCAACCATGTGCGACCGTTGTAGTTGTAGGGTGTGAACTTGTCCACTTCCGGTGTCCAAGCACCGTTTGACGAATCAAAGTGAATATGCGTATCAATGAATTCGGGTTCGATGATAGATCCATCAACATTGAGTGCTGCTGTCCCATGGTTGAGAGTAGTGAGATCCTCTCTCGCGGGTTGTTTGTAAAACCAAACATACGGTGCTTTCAGTGGGGTCAGTCTCTGGTGTGTATCGAGAACAGAAGCATTCCCACACACATGACGAAGAACCCCGGTCCATGCAGACATAACAGTACCAGAGTTGAACGATGCAGTCAGTTCATACTCGAAGGATCTACGATCTGGACCAAACACAGAAGCAAGTTGTGCAAGGGACAGACCTTTTTCACTATCAAGTTGTCCGACCCGATCGATCGCTCCTTGAATTATTGCTGAAGAGAAATCGAGAGCGTCAGCTTCGAACCCCCAGAATCCGTACGGGGGAACATGTGTACTACCAAGATACAACACACCACCAAGTTCAGACGCCTTAGCATCAAACACCATTGACGGCAGTGTCTGCACAGGGTATATTTCGTTTTCATCATCAGCATAGAAATGAACAGTGATGGGTTGATAAACATCATAAGAGATTTTTGCATATCCACGATTTGTTGTGAGAAGCTGACGAAGGTAGGCATCGGTTTTCGGGTCAACCCCTATTCCATTTGGAGCAAGAGCTTCAAGTTCTGCAAGAATGGCGGGGTCAATAGCAGACTCAAGGTTGAGTGACAGAGAGAAGTCATCAACGATGTGATACCCGTTTGTATCTGCGATCTCCTCAAAGTAACTACCATATGCTTCCTTGAGTTTGTAGAGTTGATCCCCAAACTTGTGATCGAACATCGGTGCCATAATACCCAAGAAACCAATAGGAACTTCACGAGGACCATTCCAACCAAGGAGATCTTCTGCTGTATCAAAACGAAGAGAATGTGCGATGAGGTTTGCGTTTCCATCGTGAGACTTCAACCCAATACAAGAGATGCGAGTATCGATCCCGCCAAGATTGAGCGCACACAAGGTTTCATTGTCTGCTCCAACCTGACTCAGTGGTTTTGGCATTGTATAAACAAACAACTCACTGTGTGGAAGGATCGGGGTCATCACGTTGTAAGTGTAATCCCCACCATCAACTTCTCTGATCTCAGAATAGTGTGTACCCCGGAAAGGACCAGCATCAGCACCAGGACCAGTCTGCCAGCTTGTATCCATCTGGTATGAGGCAACGGTTGCACCTCTTGCAACGCCTCCTGTTATAAAAGCATCATGATCTGGATCAGCATCTGAAAGTTTTGCACTGTAAAGATAAACAACATCGTTTGCAGCAAAAAGCGGAACAAACATCGGGGTAGCCAAAGCCATATTCAGAGAAGTCCATTCAGAGAATATATATTGTGCAACAATATATTGCATACACTGAACTTGAGAACATTCGACATCCAATAAACTGACATCTCTCCCATCTGTCCAATCATATATACGACCGATTTTTACTGTAAAAACTGGGTCAGCATCAACAACCCAAGTTGTTGTAAGTGGTCCCGCTGTTAATGAAAGAGGAGCTGCACCCATTCCGGTGCCAGCAGCAATAACAAAACCACCAAAGTTTGCAGCAAGGAATGCTTTCGCTGCATCGCGATTTTCCTCAGCAGAGTTGCCACCACCCGATGCAAAAGTAAGGGTGAGTTTGAAGTTTGCATATGCTTCAATGTTGCGAGCAGGGAATTCAATACTGTGCAGTGCACCAGCAACACGATTGTGAATAATGTTTTCACCGGTTCTCTGTGAAACACCAGTGGTGTCATCACGTGCAACAGTCTCATCCAGATTTGAAGCTTGCCATGCGATCTTGCGACCAACAACAGTTGATTCACCCTTGATCGCGGTCACACGAATAACCTTATCCGAAAGATCGGTCGGGTTGTTCGGGTCTGTGCCATCAACAACGATCTCGGCATCAAAAGCTGCGTCAGCATCTCGTTGTGTTATCTTGGCAGTAAAATCCATTGCGGTAGGAATCTCAAGAGCGACAGCAGCGTTGTCTCCACCTATTGCATAGGGATATGTGAGCTTCGCAAAGGGAGCAGTCAACTTTTCAGGATACAACCGATATATTTCTTTTTGTTCATCTTCGGTAAGACCATTGACACTCGGAGTCACATGGAACCACGACAAGCTATTTGCAAGGGTATCATATGATGCACCGTCAAAAATGGCATTTGCATCCGTCTTGAGATCTATCCACACATCATACTCTGCCGATCCATCAGGAGGTTGAACAACCAGTCTGACATCAACTTCTGTGACAAAAGCTCCATCAAGATCAGACGTCCCATCGGTAATATCGAGAGTGTATGTTCCAGGTTCAAGGAGATTACCAAAGTTCGAACTGTTTGCAAAGACTATCCGATGATAGTAAACGGCATATACCACCGACACTTTATAGTGGGTGGGTTTGTCGACGTTATTCGGATCAAGAATATACTTCAGAAAATCGAGAGGTTCCATAAAGAAACCAGTCGCATTGGTTGAAGTGTCATCATCGAGACTCATAGGATTCAGGTAATATCCCATCGGCAGTGTCGCGCACACATAAGCAGAAGCAAGCTCTGTATCCCATGCATGATCAGCATTGTCTACCGCAGACCCGCCGGCCGAATCAAAATTGGTCGCAACAAAGCGAACCTTCGTGCCGGGTTTCAAATACCGATATGCAACCGCAGCACCAGACCAGTCCACTCTTTCTGTTTCAGATGAGTCTATTTTGACAGCACGATCAAAGTATTCCATATTCGACGGGGTGATCATACTTGTCCGCTGTTTCATATAGTCGGGGTATGTCGCCGTTTCTTTTCCGAGATGGTTGAATGCGAACATCTGGAAGGGCACACCAAGGAAAGCACGGTTCGGATGTGTAGGTCTCAGGACCTCGTCGACCTGTGCAGTATCTTGTGAGCTGAGTTTCTTATCGAAGAAGAATGTGCGTGTCCGTGCATTGACAACATCGTTTCCTTCAAGCTTGCCTGCACCTTCTGTAACCTGAACCGCAAAAGGTTCTGTGTCACCGAACGGTGTTGCTGTCTCATACGCCCCGATTGTATTCTCTTCGATGGTGACATCTTTCATTGTCTGCTTTTCACCAGTACCACCAAAGATGTACGCTTCGAGACCATTCAACGGTTTCACGCGAAGACCGAACTTTATCGAGGTCTCTTCCGATGTTTTATCGGTATCGGATGCAGAATATATACGATTGCGGTGGCGGACATCAAACGCGGTGTATGCTGCATCACTCTCGATTGTTGCAACCGGGAAAGCCTGTCTGTGATCGCTTGCCCATGTTTCATCAACAAGGAACTGCACATTTGCAGAATCATATGTGATCGTTTGTTCGACCGCATCAAACGTCAGACGAAGACGATCTGCACCACGAAGAGTTTCATTAGTACGATAAAGGATAGCAGGATCACCAAGCTTTGTGTCGGTGTACACATCAACAGTCTCATACTTCGGTTCGAGACAAACATTGAACTGTTTGAAGTCCTCGTCACCAAACTGAACCATGTCGGCGCCATCGAAGTTCACAGCAAAGGCATCAACACGATGGAATGCTCCATCCCAATACACGATACCTGCTGTGAAGTTCGCAGTGTAATCTGTACCCGATTCATTCTCAACGATCGTGCACAACATACCAGTGACGACAGAACCATTTTTGAATTCCAGATCTCGACCATCTTTCAGTGATTCAGCAAAAATCGTCTGAAGTGTGTTCCATTCTCTAATCTGAACAGCTTGTCCATCACGGAACAAGACTGCTTTATAATCCTTGTGATTGTATTGTTCCCCGTCTACTGTGACACCAGCGTTCCACTGTGAGAGACCTATGTCCTCATGGTACTGTGTTCCGCCAAGTGCTTTTCTGTTCTTAACGACCGTGACTGTCATTCTGATTCCCCAAGCATAGTTTGCTGCAGATATTTAGAGGAGATGCGCGATCACAATCCGCCGAATGACCCCTCACCAAACGGCGTTACTCCAAAGGTCCCAACAAGTGAGAAAGTTCTATCTCTCCACGTTATCGGAACACCACCGGGTTTCCAGAGAAGTTCTACCATTTCCCAATACTTCTGAATGTCTGCATCGGTATCAAAAACCAAAGCATACATACTCCAAGTCGCATCATTCTCATATGTTTTAAGGACTGTGCCGTTTGTATCCTTTCTAATCTGCTTACCACTGGGAAGGGTTTGAATATTGGATTCAACCCCATGAGCATGTGTGATAAGCCCAGTGTCAGTATCTCCTTCACGCATTCCAGCATAATTGAATGGTGATTCGGCAGCAGTATATGTGAGGTTGTTATTATTGTCATATGATGCTTCGTGTTCATCATTATATGAACTCATTCGAAGAACCTGTTTCCATGCAAGACGAACCCGAAGGTTGGACAGAAGCATTCTGAATAAAACAAAGAGGGATGCAAGACTTCCCTTCTCGTGTGTCCACCGACGGGCAATGCGAGCAAAGTTACGTATGCTATCATAGTCTGGTGTCTCAGTTCCCTCATCATCTGTTTGAACAAAGTACGGTATTCCATAGAACGCATCATCGGCACCAAAAGGCATTGCACTTTCGAGAAGTATTCCTTGCAGTGCAAAGGTCGGTGCACGATCAATATCAAAGAACCTGTTTAACTGCTGGGACAAATAGTATGCACCGACCGTGCCGTCAGGTAACTCTGCAGAGTCAAGGTACTTCAAGAACTCCAAACACAGATCAGCAAAGTCTGGGTAGTTATCAAAGATCTCTGGCCCAAAGAATCTTGTGATGAGTGCTTGAAGATACTTTCGTTCCTCGTTTACCGGAACATCTGCGGCATCAAAAATATACCACAATCCGCCGTGCCAAAGAACCGTTTGACCAGCTTCAGCGATCTGTCCGTCTGGGAGTGTAAGGTCTTCCGTGGTGTCAACATACCACGATGCCCAATTGCCTGCAAAGGCTCCATCCCCTGAGAGCGAGGGAACGAGATCATCTATGGTTCCATTGTACAACGCATCATAAGCATCGGCCTTATATTGACCTTCCTTAGAGTCTGTTTCTGGGAGTGATGTAATCAGCTCCAAGTACGATTCATAAACAGCATCAAAGCTATCAAGGACCGTTTCATCTCCATCTTCTACTCTGCTTTGAAAATTACCAGATATGATCTCAAGGTCAGAAGAATATGTTGCATACTCTTCTGCCCAATCTCTGGTGAAGGTGTATGACATATTACACTCCTGCTGTCGCCTTAACGGTCACGAGACCCTTTCCAAGTATGACCTTGGAAGATGTTCTGAAATTTTCCTTTGTAAGCTGGAATGCAAAAGCGGGGAAGAAGAAGGGGACCAGCGTTTCGTTTGCCGGTCTGAAAAAGATGTCTGCCGCTGTTTCCATATAAGAAGCATCTTCGATCGCACGGAACCGCTGACCGGTTGTTGTGATCGTTGTGAGATCCATATCAATAGACCCTGTCACATAGTTGACTGTGCCGACAACCTTTGTCCTGCTCCCAACGAGAACATCATCAGCATATGTCACCTCGGCCATGATTATATCCCCGGTCCCATCTCCGTTGCTTTCATCGGTGATTGAATATTCATACGTCCGACTCTGTGCGGTCATGACGCCGTCGATCTTCACCGTGACTTCAGCTTCACGCACAAAGAACTTGTGGTTGTAGACAAGATCTTGATCACCGCTGAGATCTTCAAACCAGAAGTCTGCAACATTGGTGATCGAACCAGGGACGATCGCTTGTCCAATATCACAACGCCACGGGGCAAGAGCTGCACCATATTGAAGACGCTTGAGGAAATCAAACTTTGAACGAAGTGTCACGCTGTCAACATCAACAGTCCCTGTGATATTGGCCGACAGTTGCGAAGGTTTGAAGGTGTTGTAAAATCCGGTGATAGCTTCATAGAACGCATCTGTCTGACCCCGCACTGTTGCTCTCACTCGATCCGCTGTCGTTGTGATCGGGTCATAGAAGGCTTCAACATCAAGACTGACACGAACCACATCAGGGTCTGCCCACACAATATCGATCGCGCCGGTTCCAACTCGAGCAGCTTGCTCAGACAGGGTTCTCTTTTCTGCGCCTGTCAAGAATGCTTTGTTATATGTACCGAAGTCAAACGACTTAGAAGCAATACACACCAAGGCTCCAACCTGAGGAGGACGCATTGCTGCACCATCCAGAGAAAGAGCGTTTGCGATCGGGACATAAGCCTGCTTGAGTGTCCATGCTTGAAGATCGGTAGGTGTTACAATACCCGCACCAACGTTTCTCCAAAGAGATGCAACATATCTGGTTGTCTCAACATCCTCTTCTGCAGATCCACTGATCGTACCATCTGGATAAAGTTCTGTATCGAGGGTTGTCACAAAGTCTGACAGCGACATAGAAGATGTGATAGTAACACCACTGTCGTCTTTTGCATACTGTATCGACCCGGTGAAGACCAAAGAGGTCTGCGAGTTGCCGGTCACACCGTCTGTTGTCATGAAGCTGATGGATATGATCTCTGTGGAGGTGGGGTTGTACCCGAGAACGCCATCGCCAAAAGTGATTCTGAACCCGTTGTCTTCTTTGGCAAGGATGAAAATCCGTTCATCTTCAAGAAGAGAAACCGACTGAACTATTTTATCTGTGAGATAGAAAGTGTCAAGGTCAAGCAATGTTTCAAGTTGCCGCCAACGCGGGTCTTCTGTTGTCGTCGCAGGGTTGATCGTCACAACACTGAGAGAACCAACAGCGTCATCGATGTCAAGGTTATTGATGAAGATCGACTGCGATGCTTCTCCAGACGAAGCGAGGATCTGATTGTTCCACACTCCTTGTTTGGAAGCGTACAGATTCGGTGTGTCATCACTATCCCACTGAAGGGTTGTTGTGCCATCATCTTCTTGAATAACTTTGACACTGAGCCAACAAGCGAGTGTCGAGTTGTAACGGATAGTGACCTCTTCCATCAGAACGAATGCAAGGGATCCGGGTTGTGATGTAATCTTTGTGTAGAGCGGGATCACAATATCTTCGGTGGTCTTTGGAGAATACTCTGCGACCCACGCTGTATAGTCTGACCCAAGAACCGGGGTCACACCATCAGATTCAAAAGTCAAACCGGGAACACGAACAGTCATCTCACCTGTTGCACCGGTCGGTCTCTTCGGAAGATACCCAAGTTTCTTTGCGTGTGCATACACATTCTTTGGAAGACGAGCAGAGTGGATGAACGCTTCGTTTGCCCCGACACCTTGCTGATAGTTCAGGTATGTGGAAACATAAGAAGCAAGTTCAAGGAAGTATGTGAGCGTCTGACCAGAGGAAAATGGATACTGACGAAACTTCTCATTGGTACTCGCTTGAAAAGATTCTCGTATTGAGTTTTTTATATCCTCAAATCCGGTCGCAAGATAATTGATCTGCATTCGATACTCCTTATTTCGGTTTCGTTCGACGTGTAGGGTTGGTATTCATAAACGGCATCGCTGGTCCTTGAACTGCTGCTGCCGTCAACCCGCCCATATCTTCTTCGATGGTGGTCTCATCAGTCTCCAACTCCTCTCGAATATTGCGCAGCATGAAAACGCGATTCCACGCCGTAGGATATGAACTCCAATTCATCTTCGCCTTCGCGGGCACAAGATCTTTTTTGAGGTTGAGCACTAATGCTGCCATAGGCGGAAGAGCATCAAGCTCCTCGGAAGATTCTGGGCGTTTAAGGATACGTCCATTCTTGTCTATGATACCGAGATCGTAGGCTGGCCAGTTTTCGAAAGGCTCAGTCAACATCTTGACGATCAAGAATACATCAGCGGGACGAAGAAGTCTCAGTCGCCGCATCGCTTGTTCATATGCAACGGATCCTTCAGTCAGCAGAGATTCTTTTGTTTCAACAGCTTCTGCCAAAAGGTCATTGAACTTTTCGACGACCGCGGCAAGTCCATTAGAACGCTCTGCCGCGAGAGACTTCTCCCAGAGAGATTCCCCCATCTCAGCAGTGAGTTCAAGTTGAACCGCTTTCTCTGCGGCATACTTTTTGTCCATAAGACCTCCGAACAGAATAACGTCCGGAGATATTTAAGGGTGTTTATTTGTTGAAGAGATTCGAGAGTTGACTGATGCGATCGATGATGTTGTTAAGACGGTTGTCGGCAAGGTGTCGTAAGAGCTTCTGTGGACCCTTAGACGGGAACAAAGCTACCTGCTCCTCATATGTATCCCTGATAGATTTCTTGATCTCCTCGGGAGTACGGGAGAGATCGACAAGCGTACGGTTTTGTTCAAACCTTTCTTTCACTCGGTCATCCACGAGGATCGAGGTTTTGACGGTGTTGGTGGAGATCGCTTTCCACACGGCTTTCTCACCCAAAGGTTTCTGACGCTTTCCAGGAACAACGAAGGTGTCAATATCTGAAAGAACATTCGGAACACCATCACCACGATCACCACATAAGATCTGTTCAAGAAGTGTGTCCTCGGGGTTCGGGCAGTCAACATACTTCTTGTCATAGAAATTGTACATGCTCACGTGGGGAAGGGATAGAAGCTGTTTGAAGTCATGGTCGCGCGACAGGATCACTGTGTCAGCGTCGGGTCTCTCGGTCGAGAACTTACGAGCAAGCTCAGCGATCACGTCATCTCCCTCAGCCCCAGCAACTCTGATAAGGTAGAAAGGAAAGTGTTCAGCAAGCTCATTGTAGAAAGCATCGACCTGAACCCAGAACCTTGCCCAATCAAAGTCATCTGCTTCACGGGTGAGAGTTCGGTTTTGTTTGTAGACTTTTGTGATACCAAGATCACGGAGGTATTTCTTACGCCAGCTTCCACCGCCTTCAACAGCAAGGATAACCTTCTCGACATTGTTGAATCGGCGGCAGTTCCCCATTACAGAATTGACGATGAAATGTTTGAACATACCGGTGGCTTGAAAAAAGTCATCATCGGGTTTGTCCATCTTCGCGGCATAGGCGGAAGGTATCATCGGACCCTTTCTCTTACGCTCCTCGAGGAACGTGATCAAATTCGCCTTTCCGTTATAAATTATCTGGGAGAGATCGAAGATCAATATGGTAGATCGCTTCTCACCTTTTCCATGTGCTTTTATCGTGTTCTGACCGGGGATGGTCGGACTGATCATATCCAATAGGTTGTCACTCATTCAATTCTCCATGTCAATTATAATCTCATCTGGCCAATCGATCTCGTCAACATATTCATTGAGGAGAGAATCAACATAGTGTCGCTGTGATGGTGTCGCAAGATTGTAACAACACCCTTTCACCCAATGACCTTGATGTATCTTCGCATAACACCAGTGTGCTTTTCCATCAAAACGAGAAGGCAACCACATAGATACTGCAGTTTTTGTATCACCTCCACACTTTGCACAGATAATATCAGGCATGTGTTTTCATCCACCACAGTTGGAATTCTTTCTTTCTCATTACAGCAAGAAGATCAATATACATTATCCCGCTCAAGTGATCGATCTCGTGCTGGAGGATAACAGCATTGTCAGGATTGGTAACCCGATACGTCACAAGTTCGGTTTTACCAAACCATCTAAATCTCTTATATTGTACTGTTATGTTTCCCCATCGGCGAACCTTTGCCGAATAGTCGGGGATGCTGAGACACCCTTCGTTCGACTCGATCGTCCAGTCAGAACGGTCGGTGATCTTAGGTTCCCACAAGACCCGCCACTTGGGAGACTCGACTTGTCGAGCAACAAATACTGGGAGTTTCCATCCGACCTGATTGGCAGCAAGACCAACCCCACCGTGTTTCTTGGCGGTGTAGATCATGAGAAGTTCAGCGACCCAACCATACAGAAACCATTTGAACCATGACATTTTGCCATCACATTGAAAACGAAGACAAGGGTCAAGATATATTTTGATCTTCATTTGACGATTACATCCCTCGCTATAAAACCTAACATGAGCGGCCAAAGCAAAGTAAGAAGACAAACACCGACAAGCAAACGAAAACCTTGAGATATTGTTACCACGGAATCAAGATCGTCTGCAAAGTACCCAACAGAAAAGATAAAACCGATGATGAAGTACATTACTCTTCCTCCATCCTTGCGCCACACGACGGGCAACGGTCAAACAAAACATTAGGCCCGACATAATTTTTCCAAAAAAGAAAAGGTATCATGTCGGTCTTGCATACGCTACACTTTGGGAGATTGCACTGTGGCTCGAATATCCACTTCCCCACCTGTTCCCTCACATACTTCACCGCGTCGCAGGGTAGCCCCTTGTTGAATCTGAAACACATCCCGTCTTTCATTCTCATCGCACAAGCGTCAAAGTCATCTTTTCCCATAAAGACCTTTTGTATATGTTTGCATACATAAATCTCATTCATCTGCGGCCTCCTTCGGCTTATCAGTCATCACCCAACGCATCCCTGTCAACTCTTCCAGCGCGGCGCAGAGCGGCGATAATTTCTGCATCTGAATATCTTTCGTGCGCTTGGCATGATTGCGTCCTTCTCGCGGCATCAAAGTGTTCGCACTTATCGCAAGACTTCATGCTATGGTCGCAATCAGGCATGACAACCGCTTTCAACTTCGGCCTACCCATGTTGCCCTCCGCTAAATCTCATTAAACTTTTCGCACGCCTAATAATTCTCCGCTTCCCAGCGCGTAATGAAAAAGTGTATGCCACCTGCGCACTCTTCCCATCGGTTCTCATTCCAACTGTCACACCTTACGATCTCGCCAACCTTATACTCCGTCTTATTGTCGTGATGTGATATGCCCACTCCCGCGCCTATCACTTCAAGCACCTTGACATATTCCGCACGGCACTTGCGCCCCGTCGAGTTAGAACGCTTCGCATCAGCCGGTATCTGCACTTTGACAATCACTTTATTATTACACTTCTTCCAGCCTATCAAGTCGCCGTCGGGCAGAATCATTGTCAGCGATTCGACCTGTTCGCTATTTTTAGCACCGAACAGGTCAGCGCCGGACAGGTCAGCGCCGGACAGGTTAGCGCAGGACAAGTCAGCGCGGGACAGTTTAGCGCCGGACAGGTCAGCGCAGGACAAGTCAGCGCGGGACAGTTTAGCACCGAACAGGTCAGCGCCGGACAGGTCAGCGCCGGACAGGTTAGCGCAGGACAAGTCAGCGCAGGACAAGTCAGCGCGGGACAGGTTAGCGCAGGACAAGTCAGCGCGGGACAGGTCAGCGCCGGACAGGTTAGCGCAGAACAAGTCAGCGCGGGACAGTTTAGCGCCGGACAGGTTAGCGCAGGACAAGTCAGCGCGGGACAGTTTAGCACCGAACAGGTCAGCGCCGGACAGGTCAGCGCGGGACAGTTTAGCGCGGGAACCGCCGTCACTCGTCAACCATTTTTTGTGATCGTCAAGAATCTGTTTCAACTGTTCAGCCGTGTACTTCATCTTTCACTCCCCTAAATTTCGTTGAATGTTTCGCACGCATCGACCTCATCAATGTAGGTTCCCATGACACACCCTCATACCATGGCGTTTCATCTATCACTTTCAATCTTCTCTATTTCATCAACAATCGCCAAAACCTTCTCCCGTCCTTCTCCACCACTGATATTGTATGCTGCCGCGGCAATAACATACTTCTCATAGAGCTCAATAAGCCTCGCAGCTTCAAGAGCAGCCGGGACGTGGATCATTTTGCGAAGTTCGTCAACCACCCTGCTCATCAGTATCCCTCCGCATAGTAATCCCGACAGTCAGAGTGTTCGGCCTTGTACGCAGCAACATCAGCAGGCTTGAAGAGCGATCTGAACTGCAGCATCGCTTCATGCTTGACGTCTTGTATTCGCCGACCCTTGGGGATCTCGACCTTCTTGGCGATCTCCTCGTTTGACATTTCGAGCACGTACGAACATATGATGATGTCCCGATACATCTTGGGGAGTTTCTTCAGCTTCCCCTGTATATCAAAGTCATCGCACTCCTGTTCATATATGTCATCCTTGCCGTCTTCCCTGACGCCCATGTTCTTGATCGGGGAACTGTTCACACCACCACCATCGCCCTCGCGAGCTTCATTGGCCTGGAAGAGATCGATGTTCCACCCATAGACGAACGACTCATGCTTCATCTTGATACTGTGGTTCCACAGAGGGAACTTGAGCACGTTGTACACATGAGTGCTGTACTTGCCTTTAGAAAGATCACAGGTCAACACTTTCTCCGTGACGACCTCATATCCCTTACTGATCAACTCCCGTTTGAATGCCATATTCTCCTTGGCATAATACTTGTGAACAAACGCGTGGACAAGGTTGAGATTGTCCGCCACCATCTTCTTCTGCTTCGCCGTGAGTTTCTTTGCCATGTGTCTATGCCTCCGTGCATTCCTATACTCTCCGTCGTGACTGAACATCAGTCACTTGATATATTATATCACAGTTCTCTACGAAAAGATACGTTTCCACTGCTTTTTCTTTCCAATGAATTCAAGGCCTTAAGCTTTTCTTCTAGTGCGAGTCGAATGGCAACCGGGTGATTACACTTTCCAAGAGTCTTTGCATAGAAGCACCGACTTTTAGATGTTCCTATCACAAAGTGTTTGCATATTTCAGTATTCAACCTTGCCGACCCGGGCACGAACTTACACTTGGTATCAACCACACAACCATTCACAAATTCAAGCATCGTCATCTCACGATCCATTACTTATGGATATTATATCGTTTTACACAAGCAATGTACAATTTTTCAGGAAGATATGTGATAATGAAATCAGAGGGTTGAAGAAAACATTTTCATTTTGCAGAGGGCATAGGCATCAACAAGATCCCCGATCGGGCTCGAACCGTCCACCTTCAACTTCGGTTCTGCTTCAAGCAGTCCATATATCAGAGGTCCAATGATCGGGTCGACCATCGCTTTCGCCACCATCTCATCCTTCTTCGCATTTCCTTTACCGTGAAAACTCTTCTTCACAGTGGATGGTGCAACCTTCTCAAAGAAAGCATTGTGGTACTGTGAATGCAAAGCGTGTTCAAACATTCCGAAAGCTTCGGCAATATCAAGGACCGCACCTTTTGCCTGCATTGCCATACCTTCAGCGAGCCACACCTGACTGGCCGGTTGTGTATATACTCCAACATGGTATTTTATCAGAGTTGCAAGATCATGAGCCTTCGCCAAGTACCGCTCAACCTTTTCTTCACCCTTCGATTTATTCCAACAGGGATACAGCAAAGCTCGATGCTCTCCAGCCTGAACCTCAATATTTCGTTTGACCTTCTCAGACAGAGCAAACACCGTGATCCTCTGTCCATCCCAGATCGCAACACCAGGAGATGTGATACTGAAGTCCACTGCAATGATCTGTACACACAAGGGATGATCCTGGGAGTCAAGGGATATGATCGGTTCTTTCATAGTATATACCCCCACTCTTTCATTATTTCATTCCTAACTTTTATACATTTATCCATCCACTCTTCCATTGTTATTTCACCATTATCAAATTCTCTGTCGATAAATGTATGTTCAAACTCTATTTTTCGTTTACACCTTCTCCACCTCATATCTTCCTTTTCCATTTCTCCCATCGGAGGGTGTGCTTTATCAAAAGCCTTATCAGCTTTCAGATACTTTGATGCTTTCATCTGCTGAAGGATGATCTTTTTCTTGTTGATCACTTGAGGTCTCCTGTCAAAAACTTTGCTTCGGCTGCAAGGTTCTTATCCAACTTTGCAAGTTCTGCCCACCGTCTTGCAACTGAGAGTGTCACACCATAAGCTTTCCTCATGTCCAACACGATCGGGTCATCCTCACCCTTTTCTTTGGTGTACTTCAAAGGGAGACGTTGACCCTTGCGCAAGGTCACTTTGGGAAGAGCTTCATAGAGTGCCATGTATGCTGCAAGAGGTGGAAGGTTCTTTCTGCTGAGATCAATTGCTTCGAAGATGAGGTCTTGATCACAAGCAAGGTATCTTGCCGCAAGATAGTTGTTCCAACCCGCGATGATCTGCTCATCGGAATACTTCTCTGTTTTCAAGAGGCAGTTGTTTACCATTTGGAAAGGTGAAGGAGTGTCGCTCATTCTTTATCCATGATAGATCTGTTTGCTTCAAGATAGTTGATACCTGATGTGTGTGATTCTATCGCGTCTATTTTTGAACAAAGTTCACGACCCTTCTCAACGTTTTCAGGTTTATATTCCCAACCATGAAATCTTGCGACCTCAACAGCAGAATGCAACTCATCTAAAATATGTGAAACATATTCCCGCTGAACACCGACCAATCTCTCATAGAGACGAACTTTCAGATCATTTGTTCCTTCTTCTCCTTCGGGTATCAACCGTCGAATAAAAGGATCACATAACATCTTATCCATATCAGATAAGAATTCGGGTATACACTTGAGGGCAAGGAATTTCATATCATTTTCAAATCCTTCGTGCCCCATGAACTTTGCTTCATCGTTTGCATGAGCAAGCTCGTTAAGCAATGACATATCTTTGAAGTATCGAGTTATCCGAGCAACGATAGCACAAGAGGTTTGAAGCTGGTCATCTGTCATGGACATCATTGTTTTCATCACTTCACCTCAACATCAAGAATATCAACGATCGGACCCTGTTCGTGATCGCCGCGGAACTCACCCATTCGATAGAGACCTTTCTTAACATCAATCTCTGTCATCCACCCGAAATTATACGGAAGGGTTCCCTTGAACCGCCAGTAGACAATATCACCTTCTTTCATTTACTTCTGTCCTTTGTCACGTATTAAAAGATCTGCATAGTACGCCATAAAGTTCACAACACTATCTGGTCCTTGCAACCGACTCCAGTCTCCCATGAGGTACGCGATCATCGGAATATCAAACGTTCCCTTGAACTCAGGCAGGCGACGGAACAAGTGAGAGTAGATTGTGCGCAAGTCAACCCCAGAATTTGTGACCGCTCTCAGCACTTCACCAAAGTTCTTGGACTTCATCGCAACAACGATCTGGTCAACGTCACGCTCAAACGTCACGTCTGCTGTGTCGATCGAACCTCTTGACAACCACACCCGCTGGAGTGAATCCCAAGCAAGGCGGAAGTCTGGTGCACTCTGGGACACGATGTCCGCAACAGCATCGGGATCATGCTTGATGCCATTGTCTGTGAGGATGCGGCAAGCACGTTCAGTGAAGGTGCCGCACATCTCGGAAAGCTCTGCACGAGTGTATTCGAACCTCACCCGAACAAAACGGGACTTCACCGCTTCAAGCAGACGATCTGAAAAGTTCCCGGTAAAGATGAACCTCGCATCTTCTGCGTGTTCGTTCATAAGCCCTCTGAGAGCTTCCTGGAACCGCTCAGTCAATTTGTCCGCTTCCTCTACGTAAACGCACTTGAAATCTGCACTCGGTTTGTCATCCTCAAAAGAAGCGACCGAGGGGAGATGGAGGAACTGCTCGACGTCTGTACGGATTTTATCGATGCCACTTTCCATCGAACCGTTGAAATACATGATGGAGGTTCTGAAAGACTTGACGAGGATCTCGGCGACGGTTGTCTTACCTGTACCGGGACAGGAACTCTCAAAGGAGAAGTTTGGCATGTCCTTCGACTTGATCACATTCAGAAAGGTCTGGGTGTGTCCTTTGGGAAGTGACATCTCTTCGATTGTTTCAGGTTTTGCAGCAATAGACCAGTTACCGGCAAGCTTGATCATAAAGTCTCCTCATACAAACGTTTCAGGATATTCTACTGTTTGGGAGAGGGTTTTACAGAATTACTTCTTGGCCTTCTTCGCGGCAGCACGATCAGCATCATCTCTCTTTGCGGCAGCAGCACCTTGATCAGCAGGAGTACCACCGCCTTCAGCAGCAGCACCATCCTTTGCCGGGTTTCCTTTGTACTTGCCTTTTGTGGTGTCGCCGACCAAGAACCGCGTGGGGATGTTCACCTTGACCGATTCGCCCTGGGCAATAGAGAAGTTCACGTCTTTCATGATCTCTGCAAAGTCGGGGTCTTCCATGACCTTGTCGATCACCGCGTCTTCAATACCAGCAACGATGTCCTTGATCTTCATCGAGTTGTCCGGTTCAAGACGGATTGCATATGCGATCGACCCGTCTTCCTTCACCAGCTTCTCACCGATGATCGCGAACTTGAGGTTGATCTTGAAATCATTTTTCTGAGGAGTGCGGACGACCTCTTCCCACTTTTCACCGGTATTGGCAGAACGCTTGTCACCGACCGCTTCTTTCAACATCTTCATTATGGTCTTGACCTTCTCTCTTCCAAGATCAGAATATTCACGCACATCATCTACCTCTGCGCTTCCAACCTTCTTCCATTTTCTTATGAATATATCGATTTCTTTAATAAGTTTTGGATCAACCCCCACGGTTTTCGCAATTTTTTCAAACTTGGAAGTGTTATCTTTTCCTTCAGTCACCGGTTTTGCTTCACCCTCTTTCAGAGAGTACGATGTTCCAGAGTACCCATTCCCTGTCGCAGCATCTTCAGCACGGTTCAGGTTCTTGATGAGCGAGCCAATGTTCTTCGGGTTGCGATCGACCTTCTTATCCCACGATGCACCTTTTTCAAGTGTGTAACTGAAATACTTCAGCAGCTCAGCCATGGTCATCGGACGAAGCTCTTTGTCATCACGACGATCACGATGCATGATGAGGATGTACTGCTTGTCTTTCTTCGCTTCACCCATCGGATAATATCCTTTATCTGATGTTTCTTCGTTGTCTTGAGGTGCCCTCATAAACATCTTTACTTGTTTTTCAATAACATCATTTATGGTGTCTTTGTCATTTGCATCACCATTATAGTCTGATCCTGTTCCAGTTATTCCAGCAATATATAATGTGTGTTTAGCTGTTCCCATTCCAAAGAATTTTCTATTGAGTTCAACGCCACCCTGAATCATACCTGGCCATTTCTTTAATTGCCCAGAATATTTTGGAAAGGATATTTTGAAATAACACTTTCCATCTGATGCCATTACTTTAGGTGGGGTGAGTAAAGTCAATCTGTAGTCTCTTACATTTTTCATATCAAAGTTATCTTCTAGAAAACTTGTGATACTGTAAATTGGTGCTGTCAGTTCAATAACACCCTCTGAATCAAGACTTGATCCTTCTTTCAATTCTTTCTTCGCTTCACCCATCACTTCACCCTGTGTCACTTGACGCAGTTTCTTCTCGAACAGTCCCATGTTTCTCTCCACTAGTGGTTGTTCATCAATCCCCTCGGTCGGTTCTGTATCTTCCTTGACCGTGAACTCTTCCTTCTGCACTTTGAACTTCTTCGCGTAGTACTCATCTTTATCTTTCTTGAGCTGAGCTTCTCTCTGTGATCTGATCGCGGGGAAGAAGTCAAGGAACTTACGGAGTGCTGCAGTCTTCACCTTCTCATCTTCCTTGGCATCTTCACGTTCAAACTGTTGTGCATCTGGACCCCAACCACAATGAGCGTTGAAGCGATCAAACACTGCTAACTGTTTCTCTGGTGAGAGTCTGCTCTTGATGATCTCAAGGAGACCGGCAAACGACTTGATCTTCTGAAGTTCCTGCCCTTTCGGTTCATCGAGGAAGGCAAGTTGGAATGCCACTGCAGGGTCGGTCTCATACTTCGACTCGGAAGGTTCCAACTCTCTGAATGCGGGTTTTCCATCAACCTCGAGGTGATTGCCTTGCTCATCCTTCACCGGGACAAGACGTGTTCTCACCCCATAGTCGGGAGAGTATGTTGCCATTGCTTTGGACAGAGTCTTACCAGAGCGGACCTTACCTGTCTTTGAGAGGATGACAATATCATTGACCTCAGACGCTTCTTCCATCAAAGAGATCCAAAGCCAGTTGCGAGCAAAGCCTTTGATCCCCTGTTCAATATCTTCCCAAGCAGACGAGTGACCGAGTTCACGGTTCCATTGGCCTTGTGCATCACCATCGAACTCGTCGAACTCAAAGTCGACCTGAGGGAAGATCTTCTTGCCCTTGTCATATGTATACTCGAATACCGCATTGATCTGAGTCTCACGTGTTCCTTCGACCTTTGTTTTGTTGTTGCCGATGTATCTGACACCACTACCAAGATCCTTGCCCTCGAGAGCCAACAGCAGATCAAACAGTTTGTCGCGGTGCTGAGATGGTGTTGCAAGGTCCATGTCACCGACCAAAGGTTTCTTCTCTGCAAACTTATCATCGGTGATCTTGAGATCAAACAGGTGGCGAGACGAACCGTTGAAGTTCGTTCCATCCTTCAGCTTATCAAAGTTCGGCCATAGAGGTTCACCATACTTTTTGTTGAAGAGCTTGTCGAGCACTTGCAAAGCATTCAACATTGCCTTGGAGAACTTACCACGACCAACTTCTTTGATCGGGATCTTTGTCGCAAAAGCATCTTGGCCATCGATCTTCTGAACGTTACCGGTCTTACGATCGAGAGCGTAGGAATTACCCCCTTCGGAGATCAGTCTAGTCTTCATTCGAAGTATCCCATGATTGTGCTTTACCTTGTGCTGCATCCCAGGCAAGATCAAACAACCCGACCATCCCTGCTCCAGCTGCGATCTTCGACATTCCATTCAGGGTCTTTGCAATTCCTTTCTTAATTGTCGCTGACGCAGTATCCCCAGCTTTGATCGGGAGTTCTTTGGAATGTTCCTCAACAATCTTTGCATCCTTGTCACTTACAACGATTGAACGAAGAGCATCCTTATCAAACTGCCACAACATCTTCAGTTTGGTTTCCACAATGAAAATCGTGGGGTCTGCGGCAGCTTTATCAATGATGTCACTGAAGATCGCACCGACCTCTTCATCAGAGTCGATCGCGTCCATGACACTCTTGCCATTATCTTTTTCGTACTGTTCAATGAAAGCCTGGATGGTTGTTGGGTCTGAGAACGTTGCACGAGTCACTTCATCACCAAGAGGTGACAAGGTCTCATTTGTAACATCTCGAGAACCAGGAGTTTTGATTTTGACTTCAAGAGGTTCAGTCAGAACGAGAACCCTTTTCCGTTGCCAAACTTTGGTTGCTTGAAGTGATTTCTCAGCAGCGGACCCTCGGAAGGTCTCAGGAAAAACAACCTTATCTGCGATCTCTTTGAAAATTCTTTCAACCGTGGAATAACTCTCGTCGACCTTTCCCCCAGCTTCATCCATTGCATCATTGATCATATTAATGGCTTCAGCTTTATCTGGCGTTTGTCTTTGCATACGAGTTAATTTCGAAAGCTCCAATTGTTTCTTATATATCGATGTTGCTATTCGTAAGGTTCTGTCTTCTTCCATATCATCTGTATATCCAAGTATTTTTCTGACAGTCTTTGTTTCACTCTCAGTCGGGGCATTACCAACAAGCCACTCTAATGCTTTACCCCCGTGACCATTTTCTATAAAATACTCGGTTGTGTTTTTCAGATCTTCACCGCGCCACCGGAACTTCGGGCTGAAGACCTCTATTGTTTTCGTGCGGTAGTTCTTAATGGAATTGTTGAGCATGATCTGAAGATCATCGGCATATATGAACTCTCGCTCATCAGTAGTGTTCTCAATGTCACCGGGATCAACGTTACCCTGTTCAGCAATAACCTTTTCCTTGTCGAAGATCCGAACGACTGGGGCTTTTCCTATAATGAATGTTTGTCCAGGTATGAGCTTTTCTTTTTGTTTGGTATACTCGTCTGTAACTTGTACTTCATCAAGAAGAACATACCCCGTGTCTGCCCGCATATATCCCATTGCTTTCTTGAGCTGATTGAAAACAGAAGCATCAACCTTAATATCTTTTTCCTTTTCCCACTTGGCTTTCACATCTCTTGCAGAGAACTGATCAACCTCAGGATTCTTTGGTGGGGTTGCTGTGGATTTTTGATTAGGGTTGTTCTGTGGATTTTCTGCAGGATCCACAATCTCTTTTAGTATTTTGAATTTACTATGATCGCGGGTGAAATTAGGCATGCTCTACTCCCTAAACATTCGAAGATATTTAGTGGTTTGCGATCTCTGCTACTTTCTCCCCACCAAGACACATCTCTTTGAAATAAGGCAGGGTTTCAATCCACCGTACAAACACACCCCAGTCATCTGGGAGCTTGATCGCATCTGTGTTGTGCCGTTGTTTCCACATTGTCTTGAGTTGCATATAATTTGTTGATACCCGCATTGTCAGTTCCAGACCCATTGGGCAGTTGGAAATGATCATGTTGAACAGATCACCCTTGGTCACCACGTAGTAATGACCACTGTCCTTGAATGCTACCATCCTGCCCACCGAACCGAAAGAAGACCGAGCTTGAGGATCTTCCCAACCTTCTTCAGATGTCAACTCGTCGAAGTGCTCGTGCATGTCGATGAGGGTTTGAAGAAGCACCTTCGCTGTGGGAACAGTGTATCGGTTGCAACACTCGTTGACATTCATTTTTGTAAGTTTGAACATCTTCGACGACGATGAAACTATGTCGGCAAAATGGTACCTAGAAAACTGTAAACCCCAATAAGCTGTGTACTGTACGTCGAACTGGACGATGATGCCCTTCAAAAATGCATCATGCCCAGACCCAGGAGAAACATTACCAAGTTTAACAGCACGCTGAAAGCTTTTATCTTTATCTTCTACTGTAAAAAATTCTGTACGCTTTGGATACCCGCTTGCACGAATAGCCTCTTCGAGACCGTAAACATTTACGTTGAAAATCTTCATCACGCTACCTCTCTCGGTTTATTTGCTGTGAAGCTCGGTTCAAACTCAAGTATTATATTATACACCCCAAGTGATTTTTGCTGCTCATCAAAAACCTCAAACAATATTTCTTCATTTGGTTTCCACCAGTCCCAACCATCACAATCATCGTAGTAACGTTTTGCAAGCTCTTCAGCAAGCCACTGAAGATCTAGATCATCTTGTGTGTCATATGGTCTTTGCCGATCCCATTTATTCTTGGGGAGTGTGATCTGATGACCACCATCAATACCCTCATCGTGCCGAGCAATGTAAAACGTCTGACTCATTCCTTATCTCCCTTACTTGCTTGTCGGTACATACTTGCAGTAGAAGAAACCTTCTTCTATTTTACTATCAGCTTTGTATCTGGCCTCATTAATCATCGTTTCTAAAGCATCGGGACTACCGAAAATTTCAGCTTTGCCGATTTCAACACTGTACTTTGCTTTGAGCGGGACATCTGGCGTTTCTCTCGGACGAGATCTTATTATCCCGGTATCTTTTCCGTTCTCATCATAAACGATCTCCCAGCTTTTATCCCACTCTGCCCGTTGTTCGGCTGTCCAAAGTTCACGAGGTGCACAACACGTGCAGTAGTAATCACGCTTCCCCTTATTATACCACTCAACAGGAATACGCTCATCATCAATACAAGCACAATTGTATCCCATCATCTTGATGCTGACCGGATACTTGACAATTTTTCGCTTCACCAGTTCTTGAAGATTCTCAATACAGAAGTTGATGATGTGAACACTTTGAGAGGGTTCTCTTCCTCTGAATGCAGAAACACTGAAACAGTTTCCACGATCTACGGGAAAAATATCTGTACAAACACCGAGAAGTGTTTGACAACCAATGCTGTTAAACTTCCATCCGTCCATCACTCATCCTCATCTTTGTAAATTTCTATTTCATACGTATAGTCTTTCTTGTTTTGTGTCACAACAAGAACCTCTCCACATTCTGGGCAGGATGTTCCAACCACACCCTTTGTCATGAGTGTGCTACCGTCAAAGTATTCCCACCAAAGATCGCCGTAGTCGACTATATACTTTCCACACGATGGACAAGTATACTCTGCAGAACCAAGATCACACAGGTCATCATCACAATGACGAATGAACTCCAATTCATTCGGCATCACACACACCCCGGTTTCAAACCATTCACAATATCTGCTTCATTGAAAGGATAGTGCATGTTGAACTCTATTCTACTGCATGGATATTTTTCAAACTGAAGATCATATTCTTTCTTGAGCAAAGGAAGATGTGTCATTTTAATAAAGTCTTCACCCCGAACACTCAAACGTCTTTCTATCTCAGGAAGATTGGAATGATAAAAATAAAACACTTCTGCTTTTTCTTTTGTTAATTCTTGAAGAAGTGTTTCCTCCACATCACTAAAAGCTTTTTGTCGACCAAAGACTTTGGAATATGCAACTTCACATTGAAAAAATCGATCATAAATTATTCCATTGAATCCAACTGGAGGTTCTTCCAACAATCTTTCTTTATATGCGAGATACGAGTTATCACTTTTGTTGTTGAGATGTCTATATTGGTAATTCAAAGCTTTGGCAAGAAATTTTGCAAAACCGGTCTTCCCCGAAAGATCCGCACCAACAAAAATAATAATTTTACGCATTTTCACTCCATCTAAATTATTCATCCTTCAATAATATATTTTACCGATTTCTTATAAACCTCGCAAGTATAAATATGAATGACGGTAAGAGTCACAGGGCTTAACTGTGCCTCGGCTGAAGGAGTGGATTCTTCAGTTGTCCCGTCGGAATATTTAATGGACCAGAGGAGTGGATCACATGGAAAGAATTCATCACACTGTTTACAAGATTACAAACAAAGTGAATGGGAAGTACTATGTTGGGGTTCACAGTACACCAAAACCAAGGGATTCGTACTTTGGTAGTGGTATTGAAATTGTTGAAGCTTTGAAATTAGAAGGTAAAGAAAATTTCTATAAAGAGATCCTCTTCGACCTTGACACTGAACAGGAGATGCTTGATAAAGAAGCTGAAATTGTTACTCAAGAATTTATACAACGCCCAGACACATACAATAGAGCGTTAGGTGGTGGAAGTAAAGGAACACCAGGGAGAGTTTCTGTTAGAGACAAAGACGGAAAAACTTTTAGTGTTTCAGTCGATGACCCCCGTTTTCTTTCTGGTGAATTTGTTGCGCTTTCTAAGGGAAGAGTTCCCGTTCGAGATAAAGAGGGAAAAACTTTCTGTGTTACTACTTTGGACCCAAAATTTATATCGGGTGAATACATTCCCTGTGCAACAAGGAAGGTCACAGTTTGTGATAAAAATGGAAACACTTTTCAGATTGATGATACGGACCCAAAATTTATATCGGGTGAATATGTTTCTATTCATAAAGGAAAGATTTCTGTTAGGGATAAAGATGGTAAAACTTTTAGTGTTTCTATTGATGACCCAAAATATGTTTCGGGAGAATATGTTTCTTGTAATATTGGAAAAGCTGTTGTCAAAGATAAAGATGGTAAAACTTTTAGTGTTTTGATAAATGATTCAAAACTTTTATCGGGAGATTATACACATATTTCGAAGGGAAGAGTTGTGGTTAGGGATAAAGATGGTAAAACTTTTAGTGTTTCTATTGATGACCCAAAATATGTTTCGGGAGAATATGTTTCTTGTAATATTGGAAAAGCTGTTGTCAAAGATAAAGATGGAAAATGCTTTCAAGTTTCAAAAGATGATCCACGTTTCAAAACCGGTGAAATTTGTGGAAATCGCAAGAAGAACCACATTTTTCCAAATTAAACGTAACTTCTATTTCTTCTCTGTTGTACTTCCTTTTTTAATATCGCGAGCGTTTCCTCGCTTGCCGCCGCCTTCCAATTGATCGTTCCGTAAATTCTCTGTTTCGCATCCTCGAACTGCGTCGGACCCCAACCGCGCAGGTCGATCGACACGTTGTAACATCCAAGCCGGTCTGACTCCTGAGAATGTACATGTCCGTGTATCAAAAACTTACCTCCAGCCGCTCGTAAAATCTTGTTGTAATCCACAAAGAGCTGTGCATACCTAACCGCGTGTTTCTTTGAAAGGAACTCTTCAGTAAGCAAATCCCGCTCATTATAAATCGGATAGTGACCGAGCATAACCCCATCACCGGCATTAAAGACCATTCCAACATCATTGAAACCAACCTTCAAATACTCTTCCGGTTCCCAATCGTCGTGGTTTCCGAGTGAGAAAATCTTCTCACCATTGAGCGAGTCAACATAGTCTCGCACGGTCTCCTGTGGAATGTTACGCGCACAAAGATCCCCAAGCATGTAAACAATGTCACCAGGGGAGACCCTGGCGTTCCAGGTTTGCCTTATGGTGTCGCGCATCTCGACCATTGTTTCGAATGGACGACCCTTCCCAAGAATTAAAATATTATTATGCCATGTGTGTAGATCGCTTATACAAAAAACTTTCAAACCTGCCCTCTTAAGATCTAAGGTATTTTACTAGATTTGTGTGGAGGTTGCGAGATTACTTTGATTTCTTAACCGTGACTTCATTCTTGTCATATCCAAACGCATCCATAACCTGTTTCACAAAATCTTTTTTTGCGACCCAGATCTTCCACTGGACAAAGATGTCACCACCTTCCTCATCTTCCTCATCTACTTGGACATCATTAACACCCAATTCAATAAGCTTACAGTCTTTTCCTTCTTTCCAATGATATTTTTTGACGACCCGCTTCCAGGATTGCTGTGCTTGATATATTCCATCATGACCATCCATCCCACATTCAACAGTTTCGAATTCGATGGTGTATGCTTCAGTGAGCTTCCGACCCAAGAAACCACGATGTTCACCGAGCCCGATACCCTTGATCACCTTCTCTTTCACTCCATCCTCAAGACCTTGCTCTTTACCCGATTTATATCCTTCATCGTATGCTTTATCAAGAATACTTCTTATATGTTTTGATATTTTATTGACTTGAACAATTGGAGTATCCCCCCTCTTGTTCCAATGTAGTACCAACATTTTGTTTACTGCATCGACAACCCATTCCATATCCATTTTACCATATTCATCAAAAGCTTCACCCAACGGGATTCCTTTGACCACTTTTTCTCCCATTCCTTCTGGACCTTGCGGGTTTATGAAGAGCATGTCGCGGGCTTTGAGAGAACGGATCGCTTCCTGCTCAAGGCTCTTGTCGAACTTCACCAAGTAGCTGGCGCGAGGTGGTTCATCTCTGTACGAGCGATCCTCAACCTCAACGACCTCAATCTCCAAAATTGCGGGTTCTTCTACCTTAAGACGTTTACCATAATCATCGGCCATCTGTTTCCATTCATCCCACGGTGTATCTTCTGTGGCATCGATCGGATACCAGCCCGTGCGGTAATCACGGAGTTCTTCCGACCCACGGTACTCCTTCAGACGTTTTTCGGTGATCCCTTTCTCTTTGGGCAACTCTTTCTTGGCGATCTCTACTTTCTTTTGTTCGTCTGCTGTCTCTTCGATATTCTTGTCACCATCCTTCTGCATCTTCTTGTCTGCCTTTTGTCTTGCTTTGAAAGCTTCATCTTTGTCATCTGATGCCATGATTGCCTGATCCTTGGTGTCGATAGTCCCGGTCTCAGGGAGTGTATCAACGTTGAACTTGACCAGACGTTTTACTTGATCCGCGTACTTTTCTTTGAGCATTCTCATTTTACTACCTCTCCTTCCTCATTTATTTGATAAGCTTGAAACTTACCTGGATATTTATTGCCCAGAGTTTTGTTAGCAACTCTGACGTTTGTTAATTTGTCGTCGAAAAAAATAACGCGGTCATATCCAGAGTTGATGTAATCTTCCAACACTCGGACCTTTGCAACAGCAGAGCTTGTGCCAACACAATGAATCTTCATCTTAGGAAGACCAAATTGCTTCAGCACCTTTTCAATTGATGCCTGTGCTTCCTTGCCCCTCGCTGTGACAATACCAAGATCATATCCTTTCTTTGCTGCAGCTTTGATCAGCTTGTGCACTTCTTCAATTGGTTCAGGATCAATGATCTCACGGAACTGGCCGAAGTCGAAAACATCACCCTCACGCTTCACATAGCCGGCATATTCTTTTATGGTCAGCTCTTCTTTCGATCCATCTGCATGAGTGATACCGATCATGGCTTTGCTTCTTGTTACTGTGTCATCCATATCAAAGAGCATGACAATATTGTTCTGCCCCTTCTTAATGAAATCCTTAAACCCTGCCACGTCTCCCTCACTTCTTAAAGGTGAACACTGTCATTGCCTCATCGATCTTCTTTTTGCCGAGGAAGTTCGGCGTGACCTTCGCCTTCTCCATAACCGGTTCTGCTTCTTCATCACTCATGACAACAACAAACTCTTTCCCATCTGTTGCAACACGTTCGGGTTGAAGTGCACGACCGAGAGCATCACGAATTGCCACGGGGAGTTCTTCGTATCCAATATCGAAGTAGTCGGCAAGAGGATCTGTTGCAGACGTGGGAATGTCCATTCCACCAGTCTCGTCATCAAGCTCAAGAGGTTCACTAGCACTCCGCATCCGTTTCACATCATCCCTCGACACAACAAAATCATTGTGCTTGACGGTATCTTTCAGTTTCACTCCGGGCTTCACACCGGCAAGCTCAGCTTCAAATTCATCCGGTCCATACTCTGCACCCTTGACCATCTCGGGTTCGGCATTGACTTCAAGTGCTTCGTTCAAAGCTTTTGTTCCGTGCTTCTCTGCAAGGATCTTCATTGCCTTTTCACGCTTCACACCATTCGAGATCATGGTCTGAAGATCTTCCATCAGTTTGGATGAGCGGGAATCTTCCTCTGTCGGCATTGCATCAGCAAGTTCACCACCAGTGAAATCAAACGTTCCCTCACCCTCACCGGTTCCATCAGAGTATGGCATGCGGTTGAAAGCACCGATCAGATCCGTTCCATCAACATCGCCATCCCACACATCATCCTCAACGACTTCGTACTCGTCACGGTGTGCATAGAATTCCTGCGCTTCACGAATGACCTTTGAAACGTTTCTCTCATTCAGAGACGAAAGGAAGTTCATAACGTGCTTTTCACCATATGGTGCACGAAGGAACTTGCCAGCTTCTGTCGCAAGGTATCTTGATTGTTTCTGTCGCGAGGTTGGATCTTTGAGCGACGCGATCACCTTGAGCTTGCTCTCAGTGACGCGATCTCCCATCGTCATACCGATCGACCAGAGCATTGTTTGTCTTTCGTCTTCATCCACCCCAGCAACATCTTGTGTTCTGTTTTCTTTTACAAGAGAAACAAAACGAGACCACGTCTTTTTATTCGAAGAAGCTTTCTCGATGACGATCGCAATGTCTTCTGTGGTGAGCGAGCGATTGCGATTCCACTCTTCAGCAAGTTCAACGAGAGCTTCACCCGCATCAAGATCCTCAAGATCATTATCAATCGCATCCATCAACGGAGCAGCATCATCCCACACTTCAGCAAGAGCTTCTGCAACAGCAAGATCATTATCCTCATCACTCTCTGACACTTGACCTTCACGGTCCTCTTCACCGATCGCTTCTTGGATCTCATCAAAAGAATATCCTTCCTTCATGAGTTCGATCGTTGCTTTGTCCGAGGACATTCCAGAATCAACAAGAGCGTGGAACTTTTCAGTGAGAGGATTTCCACCGGTCACACGAGAGATCACACACTGAAGCTTGTCGCCGACCCGCTTGAGATCAAGATCTTTGACCCGCTCACCAGCAATGCTCAGGGATTCTTTTATCGCGTGGCAGAAAGCACGAAAGGACTTTGGGTCATTGGAACCGGGGGCAGTCACAAGAACCTCATCCCCACACTCTTTGATGTTGGCTTTTGAAACCTTAAGCTTACGAGCTTCAGTCACAATTGCCTTCTTGGTTGATTCTTTCATGTTTCTGTCCCTCCATGAAACCACAAGCTCTTGAGATATTTAAGCGCTGGGAAGTTCAGCAAAATTCACTTTTGAAGTCAAGGTGGGTTGAATACTGCTTTGAAGCATACTGTTCACCTTCGAGAGTTGAAAGTTTATCTTCAAGTTGTTTGTATGCAAAGCATTCACAGTTCTTCTCTCGAGCATCCATCATCGGTATTCTGTCGACAACATCAATGACCTCAAGCCATTTCTTATTGGGGGACTTTCTCAAACCTCTGCCGATCAACTGTATGATCTTCAGTCTGCTTTTACACGGGGTTATGAGTGCAACGCGATCAACGTTTGGAATGTCTGTTCCTGTGCCAATGATGTCTATGTTGGCAATGATCGTCCCACCCTTCTCTCGAAGAGCATCCAACTGAGGAAGACGAAGTTTCTTGCCAACGTGTTTACCTGTTATGAAGTATAGATCCTTCCACTCCTTCTCATCACTGAGATACTCAAACAGAGCTTTCAGATACTCAACTCGTTTACCGAGTATCATCACGGTGCCAGTAGATCTCTCTCGAAGATCCTCGATCAGCTTTGTGATATACAAGAATCGGGTTTTACTGTTGAGGATCAACTTGATCTCATCATCATATGAAGCAAGACGATCAAGCCGTTTACCCCTACCAAAATCCCAGTTGAGGATCAGTGACTTGACGACGACAGGAGAAAGGTATCCGGCTTTGATCAACTCCGAGGTTGTCACGTACTGCACCAGACGACCAAGGTTGGCCTGTATCTGGTTGCGCTTCAATTCGTCGTTGTGCATCGACCCTGTCGTCCCGAGACGATACCTTGCATTGCAAGACCAGTGACTGATGTATGTGAGCTTCTCAGAAGCTGCAAGGTGTGCTTCATCAACGATCAAGACTGAGAACTGTGCGAAGAAATCCTCGGGGAGATCTTTGAGCGACTGCCAAGTTGAGATCGTCAACCCTGGATAGATCTTCTCTTGACCATAAAAGATGGTGCTCGTGTCCTCACCAGAGAATCCATACGAGATAAAGTGATTGTACATCTGAGTGACGAGTTCAACAGTCGGGACAACAAGCAAAACCTTCTCACCGGTTTTCAAGATCTTGTCTGTAAGGTATCGAATGTAGAGATAGATCATCAAAGACTTACCAGAACCTGTTGGAGACACCGCTGCAATTCTGTTGAGTTCTATTGCCTTTTCAACATATTTTCGTTGGTATGGTCTTATTTCAATGTGCGAGGGGAGTGAAAGAGTTTGAACAAAATCATCCCACCCTTCAACAACAGTGTCGTCATGATCTATATCTGGTTCATACTCAAGGACTATTTTGTAGGCATCACATACTCTTTGCAGGTCTGAGATGAGACCAAGCGGGAATATGTACTCCCCACTTTCCATTGGTCGAAGAAACCGTGTCTTCCCATCATCATACCCAAACATGTACCCGCGGTCATGCTGATAATTTTCTTTGTAGAATGCAAACTTTTCATCGATGAGTTCAATCTCAGAAGGTGAGGTGATCGTTACAAGAGCATAGACTTCATCAAGCTTCTTGAGTTGAACTGTCATGTCACTGACCAGCGAGGAACATGCGGAACTTTATGATGTCTGACATCGAATAGTTTTTCTGTCTGATTGCACGAGCAGACTTCTCGAAAAAGTCAAGGGCTGCTTTTGCTCGACCCTGTCTTGCTTTCAGTGCAACAATATCGGGGTGGAAATCAACAAACTTATCTATCTCAGCTCTCGACAACTTCAGATTGTTGACGAGCTTATCTTCTGTTTGAGAATACAAATGATCGAGGGTCAGTTGCCGTTTCTTCGCATCGAGTTCACTTTCTATCTGTGTGATCTTTACTGCCACGTTCAAAATGTGCTTATCAACTTCGTGCTCTGTTGCAACATTGGATGCCAAGTCTTCAAGGATCTTCGTCTCATCTATCCGAACAGCTTTGTCAAGCCATTCAGCAAGTGCTTTCGGGATGATCTCATTCGTTGCTTCTATCATCGTGTCCTCTTCAAACTTTTACAGCTCTTCAGTAAAATCATCATTCATGTGCCAGAGAACGTATTTCTTTTGACAAAATTCACATGTGAATTTTGAAGCATCATCTAGTGGACATAAATCGAACGTAAGCGTCCATCCACAATTCGGACAAATAATCCCGCCGTCTATCCCTCTTTGATATTCCATCTTCATCCTCTTCAAAAAGAACGCGGCAGGTCCGTGTGTATAACCTGCCGCATCCCGATTCTTAATTCCTGTTGTCCTTACAGCTGGTCAGCGAAACTTCCATTGGCCAGATTCTTTTTGATGCGAGCGGTGACAGAAGTCTTACCACCTTCGTTCTTCACGACCTCAGCGCCTTCGACCGGCTTCACCGTCTTCTCACCGGGGAGATCGTCGGTGTCGGTTTCCTTGGCCTTCTCCTTGGCAGCATTCACCCGATCAGCATCGCCCTTGTCGTACTTCGTACCACCGAAAGCGCCACCATCATCCAGACCAGCACGCTTGAGGAACTTCTCAATCTGTTCCTTGCGCTCTTCGTAGGTCGGGCAGGTCATTTCTTTCACGATGGTCTTGAGGTCGAACAGCCCTTCGGTCACATCATCCATCGATATACGGAGATTCTTGAGGGTGACTGCAATGTCTTCGGGGCGAAGGAACTGAGACTGTTCCCAGCTCGGACGACCGTTACGTTCATCCTTACCCAGCACGAGTTCCATGTTCGCACCAGTCTCATAATCCCAGTAGTACAGGGGAGCACGAGTCTCGATGACCGGTTTCACCTTGCTCTTGAGAATTTTGAAGACCTGAAAACCGTAGTCGAGAAGCTTGATCTTGCCAACGTTTTCGGTAACCGAATCTTCAACAACGAGAATGTTACTGATCCAGCGGGTCTTTGCCTTCATACCGAATTTTTCAATGAGTTTCGGATCCTGCTTGTCAATCCATTCCTGAGCAGGGTCAACTTCACCGAAGGTCTCACGGTCGATGCCGAAGAACTTGGTGCCGTTCACTTCCCAAGACCAGGTTTTCACCTCGATATAAGGAAGAGCAGCAGGGTCACGATCAGGAAGAAAACGAATAACAGCATACCCGTTATTCGATTTGTCCTTGGGACAATTCCAGAACTTTGTTTTGTCTTTCCAACTGGTTACATTTTCACGAGCTTGCTGACCGAACCGTTTGGCAATGTCGGCTGCATTCACTTTGGGAAATCCACCAGATTTTACTACCATTGTTTTCTCCTTTGGTAATAGGTTACACTTTAGAGCGGGAGACCTCTCCACTGCTCACTTCACACACGGTCTTTTTATTATACAGTATCTTTTTGTGCTTCGCGTTCTTTTCTCTTTTTCCACCAGTCAAGTCTTACTTGTTTCATTTTCTCTATAGATTCTGCAGTATGTTTTTTAGAAGGATGTTGAATAGGTCCACCATATTTTTCAGGATGTTCTTTTCTATCTTGTAGATATTTCAATACCGATTTTCTTGTCTTTTCTTTTGTTTCTTCTGTATGGTTTCTTCCTTTTGAAAAATAAACAACTTCACCGGTCTGTAGTCTTTTATCGGTTAAATCAACCATACTCGCTTTTCCTGTTGCTACTTCTCTTGCTAAAATTTGACCCTTTGATGCAGATGCAATTTCCCCTGTTTCAAAACGAGGATCATCTTTTGTTACAACAAAACATTTATTACTCTTAAGATCTTTAACTGTGATCATTCCTTTCATTACACTGACAAGTTCTCCAGAAAGATACCTAGGATCATTAACGGATACACTCTGTGTTTCTCCGGTTAGAGGATCTCTGACAGACACCCTGCCGGGAAGTCCTCTTCCCCCGCCACCATATGCTCTATTATACGTATCTTCACGAAGTATGAAATCTTTGTTTACGATTTCCGCTTCCTTATCCAACATCTCTCGTTCTGTTTCAAAATCAAAAAGAATTTCTTTTACAAAATTTCTTTTACCAAATTCTCTTAGTGCTTCTCTAATTTCTACACCACTACCAAAATATCGATCTAATGGGTTGAATGTTGAATGAACCCCAACGTAAAACATTTCATTCACTTTGTTTGTGATCTTGTAAACAGTGTGATGAATTCTTTCCATGTGATCCACTCCCCTGACCAGTTAAATATCCTGACGGGACAATCGAAGAATCCACTCCTTCGACTGCAATTTGACTCCCATCAAATTGCTCACCGTCATTTTTATTTAGTGATCATGCTTTCAATACTGTATAATATTTTATATTGGAGGTTTTTGTGGTAAAACGTAATTATGTAAGCAATGCAGATCTTAGAGCGGAAATTCTCCTTTATCGAGAAAGTGGTAAAATTTCTCACAACCTTGGAAAGATGCTTCTCTTAATTGCTAAAGGTGTTTCTGGTATGGGATTTTTTCGCAGATACGGTCATCATATAGATGATCTCCGACAGGAAGGTGTGGTTGCTGCGATCAAGGCTTTGAAGAAGTTCAATCCTGAGAAGTCGCAGAATGCTTTTGCGTACCTCACCCAATGTATGTTCCACCAGTTCCAAGCATATCTGAAGAAGAAGTATCAACACGACAACTTCCGAATGGAAATGATGGAAGAAGAGTTCCGCAAGAACAATCGTCAGTTCGTCAATGAGATTCAGCGGACCATGGATGATGAAGTCAAACGAAAGGAAAAAGGACCTGCAGGAGATTCTCCTTCAGAGTAGAATATCTTGTCTTGTAAAATCTCAAAGAGGTGATGTTGTGGAAGATCTTTGTTGTTTTATTCCTTTTCGTTGTTGGAACGATGTTGGTAGTGCGTGTAAGCACTGGAGAGAATATCGTAACATGGGTTCGTGCTATCACCTTGAAGCCGATGACAAAGGTCCCGGTGTTGGTCGGTGTACTTGTCTCGAAGCCAAACGTGAGTTCCTCAAACAGCTGCTGAATGAGGAAAAGCCCGTATGAGAATTGCCATCATCAATGATCCGCACATTGACATCAAGGGTGGCAATGCAAACATGTTGAAGTATCAGCGACTGTTCTGGGATGATCTCGCTGTTGATGCTGAAGCTGGTGAGTTTGATTCTATCGTTTTCAACGGGGACTTCTTTCACAATCGTCATGCTGTCACAGGGAAAGCTTTCTGTGAAGCGTCGTGGATGGTCAGGAAGGTTTTGAAACCTTTGATCCACGATAGGGGTGGTTGGGCATTCGCAGTGACCGGTAACCACGATCTCTTCTACAAGAACTCATATGAATACTCGGTCGCTCGTGAACACTTCTCACTGATGGGAATACACTACGCCAAGCAAGATGTTGGTTGGCAGTTCTTTCCTCTTGGTAATGATCAGTATGCAATCGCCTTTGATTTCAGAAACACCCCAGACGAATATGAAGTGATGCTCAAGCAGATCAAAAAAGATCTCAACATCAACAAGAACGTGAAGTATGTTTTTGGGCACTTTGAGATGGTCGGGTTCATGATGACTACCGTCATGCAGAACACTTTCACCGAAGCAATGGCACAGGACTTTGTGTCGTCACGCTTTCCCAATCTGAAACGGATCTACTCTGGTCATTACCATATTCCGCAAGAACGTGGGATCACACGATATGGTGGTGTTCCTTATGAGCTGACGTGGGATGAATCCGGTATGACCCTCGGCTATTGGATACTTGACACTGAAACCGGTGAAGAGATCTTCAAACAGAATAAACGACCCCTGCATGTTCACCTGAGACCTGAAGCATTCGAAGGGTTCAACCCTCCTTCTCCTGGGTATGACATGCAGTTCAAGGTTCACTATTCAAATAAGGATGAGCGAGAGAAGGCAAGTGAGATCGCAGCAATGATCAGAGAAGCTGGTCATGGTGCGGTCCTTGTGAACGATGATGCTTGGGTCGCTCCTGATTCTGCTGCTGAAGAAGAGATCTCCTCGTACACACTTGAGGGTTTCTTTGAATCATACTTGGACACACATGTCCCCGCTGATGCCTTTGGTGGTGAGAAAGAAAAAGCATCGGTGAAGATACGCCTGCTCAATCGGTTGAAAGAGTTGACTGAAGCTTCAAACAACAGCGAGTTTTAAGATGGGAAAGCTTTGGAAAAAGTATGAAGCGTGCATGGAAGTTGTGTTCAATAAGAACAGTTCTATCGATGAAATATGTCAGTCTTGGAAAGAACTACCAGATAGTGAAGATCTTTTGATGGAAACAATGGAGGAAGAAATGAATGTATTGAGTTCTGCAGTGGATGGAAAATGCCCAGAGTGTGGGGTTGAGGGTCGGTTGCGCAAATCAATAAACGTCGAGACCTTCCAGCCACAACTGGTGTGTTCTGCTTGTGCGATGGTCAAAGACTTCATCCCTGATCTAAAAGAAGTTATGACCGAAAAAAAAATCGAGGAGATCAGGGAGATGCATGAAGCTGTTATCCCTTCACCCAACAACCTTGTATCCAACGTAACGAAGTCGATCGACCACACAACCAAAGGTCTTGAGCTTCCTCATTTTGGTGCTGTGTTGTCTGACAAAACCATAAGAGAAGAAATCCTCCCTATGGTTGACATCATGGCTTTACAGAACCACCTCGAGCGGTGTATTGGTGCGTATGGTCCAATGACTCCCTCGCTTGATGGTAATGTTGCTCACAAGGAAAGTCTTGACCTTGCATATGCAAAGACCTGTCTTGATGTGGAGTTCGCTGAGCTGATGCAGAAACTTCCGTGGAAGAAGTGGAAGCTCGAGAAGTACCAGAAGATGACTGTGGCAGACATGGTTGCTTCGCTCGGGAAAGACGGTGGTGAGATCGCGATGGAAGGGGCTGACCTTGTGTTCTTCCTCAACCTCATGCTGATTCACCTCTACAGGATCCTAGGACTTCCCGTGACTGATGATACCACCAAGGTTCTGTACTCGGTCAAGTGGGCTGAGAACATGGAGCGTGTGAGAGCAGGGTCATTCGATGGATCAGTTGACCGTGCACTTGAAAGACCTCCCGTCAGAGCAATGACTGCTGCCCTTGCTGTTGCCACAAAGGTTCAAGAAGCGAAAGCATCAGAATAATCTTCCTATAAATATCTCTGAACAATTCAAGCGAGAGGCTCAGAGATGTCAGAACCAGATAACACAAAGGTTGCACAAAATCTAAATTCTGCCCAGGCGAATCTTTTCCGGGTTGTCATCCAACCACGACGGACGGATGATGCCGATGCGGATTTCCAAGTTGCACCGATTATCTTCAGGACAAAGAAAGTTCCGGTCCCGGGTGTTGACCTGCCCGTCGTCTCCATTCCAAACAGGGTGGCACCATTCTCTCTCCCCGCTGGTGGTAAAGCCGTTCACCCTGCAGAAATTGAAATAACTTTGGAATTAGATGATAAACTTCAAAACTACTTTGCTCTGATTAAGTGGGCAGACTCGATCGCCAAGAACGCCAAGACCAAGGGTGACTTCGACACATCATATTTGAAAGACGTGAAGCCTGGAAACGATCAAGGTGAAGACAAGGTTTCCCCTGTGCAGTTTAGTGGGAAGGTTGTTAAGCCGACTCTCACCTTACAAGAGCTCCACGTCAACCAGGGAAAAAATGAATGGATTGATATTGACTACAGAGACATCGTTATTTCATTACACGACACAAATCATATACCGTTTGCTTCTGTATGTTACAGGGAAGTTTTTCCAATTAGTATTCCTTCCTTTGATTTTCTCACTACATCTTCTGACAGAATAGAAATACCAGTCACGTTCGGTTATGTATATCATGAATTTGTTAATACAGATGGAACGTTAATCGTCTAGTTTCCTAATCAGGAAAATGTCAGATTTCAAGAAAGCGCGGGGAGAACCCACCTTGTAGACAACCAGGAACAGGAAGAAGACAATCCCCATCCACATCATGTACCAGAGATTTCAAACCCTGATACCAATACTTGTGGTCGGAAGAAACTTTGTTGACATCAATAAGAAGGTGAAACCCCCCTCTTGTCTTGACAACTGAAACAGCTTCTCTGTTTACCGATCGCAGAATGTTATCTCGGTGATCGTCCAACTCAACACTGTCAAAATCGAAGTCAACAAACACCGTTCGTGATTTGGCCTTCTGTATCTGACTCATTGCCTCCTGTTGAGGGTTCCACCCGTTGTATGGCTTTGTTATGAGATCGGCCATCTTAATAAGGGTTTCCTTCCCGGCTTTTTCCATTGACCGAGGGTTGGGCATCAGATAGAGAGCAAGCGACTCTTCTGGGTACGGATCACCGTTGGGTTGTTCGTACGCATCTGAGGAACAAGCAAGCTGACGGATCTTTGCATACAGATCTTTCTTGGTGGCGGTGAACCGTTTAAGTTGAGCTTTATCGGTCTTGATACGACCGATCTCTGCGCAATACTTCTTTCGTGCAAACAAACACCCGTAGAACTTTTCACCATCCTGAAGATCGGGGAGCCAGCTTATGAACTGCTTCAATTCAGCGGGGTCTTGAATGATGTTTAACTGTGTCATTCGTCATCCTCCTTTATCCGGTACAGTCTCGTCGGCCCAGGTTCAACAAACGTGTCAGGGTCATCGACTATTCCAACCAGCACAAGATGTGCCATGATCGGACAATCCTCAAGCTGTTCGTCTGACGCGAAGTTGTAGGTGTAAAACTTACGATCAACCCGTATTGTTTTCGGAGGGTTATCCTGTCGCAGGTTCTTTCTGAAGTCCTCAGGGTTTGCACGCTTCTTGAAGTATACCATCTAATCCTCCATTCTATTCATCAGTATTTTTGCATAAAACAATATTCCCGGAAGTTGAGAACATTCGAAGAGCTCTACATCTTCTCTACCCTTACACAACCGAGTGATCGTCACACCCGAAATCTTAAACCTGCGCAAAGTCATACGATGATTATAACAAATCAATTTCGGGTTGAGTGACCAATGTTCACCGACTTTAGGAAACATCGCTTACTCCATAAATTCCCGACCGTCGGGAAGGAACTCGATGCCGGTCTGCTCAATGGTCTCGATGATCGCTTCATCCGAAGTCAGGAACTCGAATTCTTTCTTCAGCATATCGAAGTATACCTTAGAAAGATCCTCTCGAAAATCATAATCAAGCTCTTCGATCAGATAGCAAACTTCCGTATCGTCCACCACTTCACTAGTGATCTCACGATTTTTGGCAAGGTAATCTTGCGCAAGTTTGTAGGTTTCACAATGTTCCCCGTGGTTCCGCAAGATCGCTTCGGCAGTATCGCTGGCAAGCTTGTCGAAAACCATTATGATGTGTCGAGCGTAGACATCAAACTCTTGAATGTCAACACCGATCGTTGCAGCATCTTCGTAGGTGAACTCCCACCAATTACAGTCGGTGTTTACATCGCGAAGCTTGTTCAACACCCGCTTCTTCACTTCGTCTGACAGTTCCTTGAACTCGAATACCTTGACCACAGCTTCTCTCATTTACTTCTTCCTTACATCTTATCTATGTACTGTTGAAGCACCGCGAATATTATAACGATACTCGCACCCAATACCCAAGCGAAATAACATATGTACTCGCCCTTTTCTTGTTCGGTAACATAATCCGGCCAAATCTTCATCTTCATCTTTACCCTCTCATCTTCAGATAGTTCTTAAAAAGCTTTGATATATTTTCAGCACCAACAGGGTTCGCCGAGTGGACGTAATACTCGAAATCTCGCGGTATCCACTTGCCATCTTCATCCATGTCTTTCTCGACCATCCACCACGCAACATCATACCCACTCTTTTCTTCACCGAGATCGTGGTCGAACGACATGACTTTGGGACAGTCGAGACCAATCATCATATGCACAGCTGTCACGTAATCTCTAGCGACCAGGAAGCCGTTCGGTACTTCTCTGACATCATCAAGAAATAGACGATAACTCACTTTACTTCTCCTTACGCGTTTTCACTCAACCACTTGTTTGCGATCTTGATTGCTTCCTTCACGGTAGCGATCTCTTTCACACAGTCTTTCACTGCGACGTTACTCGGTGAAGCATTCCGCAGAACAATCCGCTTCTTCTGCTGAAGTTCGTTAAGATAGAAAAGCGCATCGTCTCGAAGTTCTTCCATTCGCTTGATCTTCCGAAGGGTCTCCAGGTTTTCTTTATTCATCTTACTTCTCCCTTAGCTGAGGACATACACCATATCACTACCGCGCTTGAGCGCTTCTTCTTTGGCGAGCTTGAGTGCCGCACCGAAAAGCATTGACGAACCGGTCACCGATCCACGACCCGCCCAGAAAATATCTTCCATCTTGTAGCTGTGCCAGAATGCAAAAGCCCACGAACCTCTACCACGAGGCATCTTGCCGTGGCTGGAAATGTACTCGTTGTAATTCACATCAACATCTTTCATACTGGGTTTTCTCATCTCACTTCCTCCATCGAGCGAACCTTTCGCTCACATAGATATTATAACGCGGTTCACGTTGGAAGTACAATTCTTGGTGTAAATATAATCTAATGATTTCAATATGTTATCGGAAAGTTGAACATTAACACTTGCAATGTTAGCGTGTAGAGGTCCAAAGATGTATAGCTTGACCAGCATCGGTAACACGAACCCACCCCGCTCGTGACATATTCTCATGTTCAGATAATGTTGCATCGAAAGATTCACCAAGGAGTTTGGGAAGCTTGTGCTTCATTGCTCGATACCGTGGGATGATCTCATAACCATCCTTATTCTTTTTGAAGTAGAAATAGCCTGGGTCAGTTTTTCCTTTTCTAATAAACCCAGCAGCATCTAAAGAAGCACCACCAAATCGCATTGGGTCTCTGTAAGAAACGGCGGAAGTAAAATTCATTTCTTTCTGAGCATGTGAAAACAATCTTGTGAACCCGCCAATAACAGAAGTTCCAATTGTATTTGCAAATCTAAACACCTCTACTTCTGTTGTGGTATCCCAACGGGGTTTACCAATCTGTAATGCACAAAACGGTACACCTTCTTTCACTAGAGCAAAAGTTCTACCACCGGGAACAGCCCCTTGAAGATGATTTGTCTTAAAGAATATTGTGCTCGCCTGTACATCGATTTCACGAATATCAAATGTTCTTGCACCATACCGCTGAGATTGTCCCACTGCAGAAGTTATTATGGATTTTATTATCTTTCTATTCTGATACCATTCATTTTCCCAAATGTTGAGAACATTAAAACCGTGGGTTTCAAAAAACATAAATTTGTCTCGATGATAATTCGAATGCTTAAAAGCTTCGCTATGGTACCAAAGCCCGCTTATTTCAAAACCAACATTCAAAGAAGGAGACCAAATATCTATTTCATATTTTACTTTTCCTTCTTCTGAAATTCTGTGGTGTAATTTTACATCAGAGATTAGAGATTGAACAAATTCAAAAACCTCTCCTTCGATCCGAGATGAATATTTTCGTGCACACTCTGGACAATACAGATACTTTAGTTCTACTCTCGCATCGGGTCTCTCAAAAACATTTCCACATTTATTACACCTGAAAGATATTTTTGCATCACTGTTAACAATATCTTCGGCGGTGAATAAAGGGACCAAGCTTCTTGTACGTATTGTTTCTACAAAGTCTGGCCATCTGTTTCTTGCTTTTGAAAGCAAACACTTTTCTTTAACACTATCCAATACCCAGGGATTATCAACCCCATATCTTTCAAGACAGGTTTCTTGTCTTTTCTTTAAGCGATCTTCTGACTCTTCAGCAGACAGTTCTGCGTTCTTAAGACGAATCTCTGGTATCTGAAAAGCATTAGAAACTCCTTGTTCTGCCAACCACGCTTCTTGTTTGCTTTTGAAATCTTCAGTTTTGGTATATATTGCTGCACCATATTTCTCTGTACATGTTGCGGCGATCTTTTCCTTAACTGGTGCCGCGGCAAAAGAGTGTGCAACACCGTACTTCTCAAGACACGTTCTTTCACTTGTCTGGCGTTCTAGGATCTTCCCTGCTTCAGACCGACGACAAGTGTTGGTACAGAACTGTGTGTAGTTCTTCAAAGTGTTCTTGAAGACCCTAGGAGATCCACAAACTGGGCACTTCGGGCGTTCTTTAATTCCTGCGGCAAGAACATATCGTGCTTCTGCCGCGGAAAGGATTTCACCCGGTGCGAAAGCTTCAAGGATGCTTTTTTCTTCTGGTGAAAAACGATCAACAACAGTAATACGATCTTTGAGCTCTGTTTGCTTTCCACCAACTACATTGTTAAGAACGTCAGATTGTTTTATATACTCATCAGTCACAAGGTTCGCGATAATTTCGTTTGCTTCTTCTCTTGTTGAGTGTTGAGAAAGGATCTCGATTTTGATTTGATCCATTCCATATTTGAAGATGATATTCTTAAGACGTGTTTCGCCGGTTTGATTGACCGGAAACTTTGCGAGATCATCAGTTGATCTAGCACCGACAAAGTGACGACCATCCGGAGATGTTGCTTTGAACACCAAATGATACTTGAACTCTTTCTTCTTCGACATTATGACCTCCAGTCTTTCCTTATATTCTACTGTCGAAACGGCATTAACGCCTAACTATTTAGTGTTGGGAAAGAAAAGGGGGATCCGAAGATCCCCCTTGGAGTAGGAGAAGTAACCGAATCGGTTAGATGATCTCGACGCCATCCACACCGAAGGAGTTGCTGAGATTCTGCACAGAACAGTACCGGTAGTAGAGGTGCGAACCGAGAGGGTTAGCCCCTATACCGTAGCGAGTTCTGAATCCGAGTCTCGGCTGCATGTTCTCGGGATCAACCGACTTAACGGCTGTCAGCGGAACATACGGGCACCAGAATATACCGGAATCGAGCTGACTGTCACCCTTGTAGCCAACAGCCACGTAGTCCTCAGTCGCGAACGTGTCAACGTACACCTTGTAACGACCAGCGAGGGTACCTGCATAGGCGACCGCCGCATTGGCGTTGAAGTTGTTATTGACATCGGTCCAAAGCGCGAAGCCCTCAAGCGACTCAAGAGCATCCTTGACCGGGAGCGACATGATGAGCCAGTTACCAGAACCACGACGCGTCGAGATCGCGATCGAGCTGGCAAGACGGTTGATCAGGTTGTAGAGGATGCGATACTTCTCGTTGAAGTTCCGACCCTCGGTGCTGGCGATCGCGGAATAGTCGAACACGTAAGCGTTGTTCGCAGTGTTCAAAGCTGCGTTAACGATGGTGTCGCGCATTTCGCGATTCATCTCGGCCAGGATCTCGTAGGTCATCATGTTGAGCAGCTCGGGCTCAGCTTCGTTTCCGAAGTACGCCTTGAGATCCTCAGCAGATTCGAACGTGAACCGAGCCTTGAGCAGACGAGACTTCGCGGTCACTGTATCCGATTCGATATCGAACGACAGTTCGTTGAAGGTCTTCATTGCTTCAGCTTCAGCCGTGGTGTACGAGCCACTGTAATGTTTGAACACGTGGTTGTACAGGACTTCGTTCGCAATAACTTTCTTCGCCTGGAAGAGGTTAGTCGCGACGTCATCCGGGGTGTCGCCGGAATCGAAACCGAAAGTGCTGTCGAAAGTGAGGTAGTCGTCCTTGCTGACGCCTGCGCCGGAATCAAGGAGAACCACGAGACCACCGTTCTCAGCATACTTCACAGTACCGATCGCGGTGCACTCATACGAACAGCCACTACCCGACCCACTGTAACCCGAGAACGCACCGGTACCCGAATCAAGAACCACGGGCACGCTGTAGAGCGTAAGATCGGACACTGCATTTGCAGCCGACTTGACCACACCGTAGGTGCTGCCAGAACCAGCGGCAAGAGCAGCGAAGGTCGAGGTCGACCAGCTGGGTTTACGGGTCTTGATCTCATCGAGCTGGGTCAGGTTCTCTTCGGTCCCGAACAGCTGTGCCACGACAGCCATGGTCCCATTCCCTTTCCAACCACCGGCGATCGAGAAATCAGTGCTGTCCTGCGTCGCGCCAGAGTAAAATGCGCGGAGGGCGAAGATCAGCTGGCTGGGTTTCTCCATCGGCTGGGTGCCGACGAGGTCCATCGCGATGAGTTCAGGCGCCATACGCCGGATCATCGGGATGAGCATTGTGTTGTAGCCTTCGATGTCAGCAGTAGTCAGCTTCTCTTCCTTGAGCATGCCGCGACCACGAAGGTACAGGTTTTCGAGCATCTTTGCCACCGCGGCTTTCTTGCCTTCCTGGATGGGCTTGTAGCTCGGATGATTGAGCACCTTGCGCCACTTCGAAGTGAGCGTCGCATTGGCGCTGACCGCACCCTTAACAGGTGCATTCTTCTGGATCAGCTTCATTTGGACCTCCTAGTGTCCGTTGTTATTAACAGCCGATATACCTTTCACTTACAGACCAACCGAAGCGGGATCAATCGCTTCACCGGCCGTAAAATCCTCGTTCTCATTCAGCTGACCGCGTGTGTCCATCTTGCGGGCCAACCGACGTTCCTCGATCCGCTTCAGAAGGCTGACGCGCTTGTCATTGGTTGCAGCACCATTCTTCGCGACACCGATCTTCTCGGACACTTTCTTCTCAGCGACGACTTTCTTCTCAGCGACGATCTGCTGTTTCTTTTCAGTCAGCTTCGCATCGTACTTGACCGCTTCATCAAGCTTCTGCTCGAACTGCTTGACGCTCTTGAAATCCATTCCTTCAAGAAGATCACCAACGCGATCATACGACTCTTTGTCCATGCCACGAGTCTTACGTTCAAACGAAACAAGCATGCGAGCGCGATCGATCTGTTCATTGAGCGAACCATTCAGTTTCTTCAGATCGGCATTCTCTTTCACAAGGGCATCATGCTTCGCAACAAGATCCTTATTGACGTCCTGCTTGGGGCCGAACGCATTCTCAACGAGAGCTTTCGCCTTGTCATACACAGCATTCTTCTTCGCAGCTTCGATCGCGATATCAAGGTTCTTTTTCTCCTGGAGACGGAACTTCTTCACTTCCCGGTCCATGAACTTGTCCATCGCATTCACGACGAGACGGGTGGAACGTGCCGCAAGCTTCTTGCCTTTCGCCCGAGCCATCGCTTCGAATATGAACCCGATCTTGTCCACGACCTTCTCATCAAGCTTCATCTCTTTCACAAGAGATTCGAATTCCATCTTCGCAGCCTCTTCCTCGACCTCAGCCTCTTCCTCAGCGGTCTCAGCCTGCTCATCAGCAGCTTCGCTGTCAAGGGCCAGAGTGTTGGACACGCTCAGATCCTCACCTTCGGGATCGGTGATGGTCAGAGTGTTGGTCTCTTCGTCTGCTGTGACCTGGAGCTCTTCATTGGTCTCATCGGTCGGCTCTTCCTCGGGAAGCTCTTCAGGAGCAACCTCGGTCTCGACTTCAGTCTCAGGAAGCTCTTCCTCTGTGGTCTCAGCTTCATTATCAAACAGGGGTTCATCCTCAGGAGCAAGATCCTCATGGATCACGTTATCCTGTTTGAACGTCGGGGCTTTCTTCCCATCAGGAGTAATGTCAGTTTCACCAAAAGTCGGATCCGCTTCCATGATACCCTTGACTATCTTGTCGATGTCCATAGGATCACCGTCGCCACCGTCGGTCTCAACAATACTGTCTGCTTTCTTAACAGCGTCAGCAGACTTGGTGCCACTCAGAGCTTCACCGGTCTTGCCAGTTGCCTTCGGACCGCCACCGTTTGTCTTCACAACGCCGTTTGCTTCCTTCGCAGCAGCATCAGAACTTGTGCCACTCAGAGCTTCAGCCGATTCCTTGATCTTGCCTTTCTTACCAGCAGCAGCTTTCGCACGAGCGATTATGCTGTTGATGTTAGTCTTCTTCACTTCCTTCGCCATGATCTCCCTCCTTGTGGGTTATTTTGTCATTGACCCGATATACCGTCTGAACGCACGGATGACCCGTTCGCCGTCAATCTTATTTATACTCTTCGCGGTGACGACTTCTCGAACAAGTGCCTCTTTCTGCACAACATCTGCGATCTTCCATTCACGAGACTCTGTGAGTTGTTCCATCAGAGCAGAAGCAACACTCGGCTCATGCACGATATCCCAACAAACAAGATGCAGATTGTCGACCTTGTTACCATATCCAACATCACCAAGAGCACGACTTGAAACCCCCATCACACCACCATCCTCAAGCATCGCTTTGACTTCACGACCAAGCGAAGTATCGAGGACAAGGCTTTTACCATACACAACATTTCCTTCAACCCAGAGTTTAACAACACGGTGAGCAATACGATCACCGTTTACATCTGGACTGTCAGGGTGATCTAGTTCGCCAAAAGCACGACCCTTCTCAACGTAATCCCGATTGTAACGCTCTACCTCAGGCAGAAGGATACTTCTTGGATAGATACGACCATTCTGGTTCTCCTCGTCAAAGACTTGATAAGGTCCAGTGATGTATGTCCGTTTCTTTCCATCTGTTCCAACCACCGACTCCGTCAGATAGTTCGAATACTTTTGACTGTATCCGGAAAGCAGCTTTGCCATTCTAATCTTCCTCCGTTTCCTTTACTGTATTTATTCTCTAGTGGAAACATTAACTAGAACGGTCTTGTCTCTGCTGGTGCTGCTGCCGGAGCGGCTTCTTCAGCAGGAGCCTCAGCAGGAGCTTCTTCATCCCCTTCAGTTGGTTCAGAAGTGACAGGACCCGAAGAATCACCAGATCCACCAAACGATTCACCGCCACCCGCTGGAGCTTCTTCCTCTGCATTCTCTTCTTCCATTGCAGCAGAACCCTTGAATCCATACTTGGCTGGATTCATACGTTCATCTGCACGAGTTGCAATATCATTGTCTGTGAAGTTAAGAACTTCCTTTGCGATCCACACATCGGAGATCTGTTTCTCAATACGGTCATCGATCTTCGTGAGCAGATCAAACTGTTGGTTGCGCACATCAAGGTGAAGCATCTGGTAGAAGTAGTTGTCTTCGTTCCACTGATACTTCAGATTGCGGAGCACAAGACCAATATCCTCACTGTTGATGATCCGCTTGAGGATCAGATTCTTGAGGGTCATATCAGCAACCACCCGCTCGTACTGTCTACGATACAGTTGGTTCTCCTGGTGGAACTTGACTTCCTCAACTGTGATCTCCATACCACGACTGAAGTTCACTCCACCTTGATCCTGTGACTGTCTCCGGGTATAAGGAACACCGAGAGCCATCCACAATTTCTTATTGAAGAAATCAAGGTCGGTAATCTCACCAAGGTTCTGTGCACCACTCAGAACATCAACATCTGTTGCGCTCTGACCATTACGACGAGGCAACCAGAAGTCTTCGATCATCGAGATGACTGCAGCACCGTTGTCTATTTCACCGGTCGAAGAGTTGTATATTCTCTGGTGACGATATTCATCAGCCAGTTCGCTTATCAACTCTTCGCCCTTGGAAGCGCTCATCCCACCTATGTCGATGTAGAAAACGCGACGCTCAGGAGCACGAGTGATACGGTAAACAAGGATCGCATCTTCAAGCATCCGCAACTGACTTGCGACTTTCAACGCTCTGTGAAGGTACGATATTGGATACCGATAGATCGGGTGGTAGCGATTCGAATCCACGTATGTTATGAAGTCTGGTTCGATCTGTGCTCTTTGGTTTGTTGCATAGTTCAGGGTTGAGAAAGGCATTGCAGCATACGAAGAGTTGTAGAGTGCCGACTGCGGGTATTGGAACACGTAGTATTCCTTGCTCGCTTTCTTCACGCCATTGGATGCATCAGTATCAAACTCTTGGACATATGTCATGAACATGCCGTCAAGATAGTTGACGTCGATCATACCGCGACCGACATATGATTTCTGATACACGTTTTCAAAATATTGCACGCCGTCGACCAACCACTGTCTCACAAGGTTGAAAGCGTTGTGTCTGAAGTCGAGGAGACCAAGGACGGTCTCGTGTTCTGCATTGATCGCTTCTTTCAGATCCTCGGTGAAAAGTTCACCATCAACATAATCGACCTTGAGGAAGTCTGGATTTTCTGGATCAAATATCAGAATACCATTGACACGTTCATCAAGTGCTGCTTCAACCTCGGGCATCATTGAAATATCACGATACTTACGGATCGCATTCTTGTGTTGGATGTTGACAATATCTTGCGTGAAATACGATGTCATATTGGCCATGAAGGAATCTGCCTTCACGGTCGCTTTTGAATCGTACCATTCGCCAAACTCTGTAGTGTCGTTCTTATCCGGAGAAGGTGGATAGAGACCACTCATTTGCTTTTCGTTGCGATCATCCTCACGCATCTTCAGGATCTTTTGCTCTACAGCATCATGTCCAGCAAGTTTTGCAAGGAAACCGTAACCAGCAATACTGGTTCCTGTCTTAGCCATAATTACAAATCTCCCAATGTTCGCTGTTATTTAACGGGCGCGAGGAATGGCAATTTCAAGTGCCCAACCCTTTCCCGCTTCAATTACTCTATTATCTGATGGGTCGATCCTCGTTGGCTCGATCTTTGCATCCTGACACAATTCAACCAGAACAGAACCAAATGAGCTACGGAGTCTCTTGCCTTTCCACACCATCACTCCAGTAAGTATCCATCTCTTCACAAGCGTTGCACCATCTTGTCCAAGGTCTGACACGCGAAGAATGGCAGAGGATCTCTTCTTTCCCAACCCAACGATCACAAGGTCTTCACCAACCAGAGCAAACATTGTCTTTGACTTTGGATCAACCCTCGATGGAATCTGTCGTTGGGGCAGATCTTTCTTTTGTTTCTTGACCGCCGAGACCTTCGAAACATCCTTCTTAACAGCAACAGTTTCTGATTGGATAAAATCATTCAGAATACTTTCGATGTTCCTATTCATCTTTTCCTCTATGTACGAGAATATTTACAGGGGGCGGTTTAGGTATTTTTCTGTTATGACCCAGAATTCTTTTCCCATTCGTTCAGCATATGCTTTGGCATACTTCCACTTCGCCGCATTGACAAGATATGTTTTCACACGAGCTTTCCACCCCTTCCCTAACATAGAAGGTTTTACGGTCTGCTTATATGGTTTGATCTCAACAAAAGCTTCCCTCACCGAACCGTCTGCAGATTTGTATTTCACCCAGAAGTCAATGATGTAAGTGTGGCGAGAACCTCCTCTGACTGGGCAAGAGTATGGAACTTGCATCCTCATTCCTTCATAATCCCACTGAATGATGTTCTCATCCAGATCGCACCGTCTCATAAACTTCTGTTCCATCATTGATTTGAACTTTATAGATCTCTTGTGTGTGCGATGTTTTACAGGATTGACAAGGATATAATCCCCGGTGTATGAACCAACAGCGGTCCTTCTCACTTTGTCCTCACAAAAAGAACATTTTCATTTGTGGCTTTCTCTGCAAACTCTTTCCATCGTACTGCTGTAGAAGGAATGGACATCTCTGCCAGGAAAAGAAAAGCCTCTTTGAAATTGATATTGGTATCGATCGCCATATAACATGCACGTCTCGCTTCTTCATACTTACGAAGATTCCAATAACAACGAGCAAGCATCAAGTAAGCATCGGCTTTCTCTGGTAACCACACTGCCCTCTGTAAATATTTTTCATATATGCTTGCTGCAATTTCAAACTTCCCGCGATACCAATACTCTCGTGCAAGATAATAAACTTCTCTTATACACTTCGGGTTACTTCCAACTTCCCGCATTAAGATCCTCAGATTGCGATCGGGATCAAGATCATGAGCAGGACTTCTTCCATATATAATTTTGATATTTGATTCTTTTCTGTGATGGGTGTTTATACATTCATGATCTTTACCGACCCAGAATATATTTGGAGATCTTTTGAAGACCCTTGGAAAAGGTGTAAGGTCTTGACTCCCCGCGCACTCAAGAATAATGTTAATAGCGTTTAACCCTTTTTCCTCGGCTTCTAAAATAGCCTTTCGTATTTTTTGAATACCATCTTGTTCAAGAACTTCATCAGCATCAATTGAAAGGATCCAATCCCCTGTGCATTTTGAGAGTGCGTGGTTTCTTGCTGTAGCAAAATCATCACACCAAATAAAGTCTGTATAAATCAACGATGTAAAAGTTCTCGCGATCTCAACGGTGTTGTCGATTGACCCGGTGTCACAGATCACTATTTCGTCTGCACTTTTGACGCTCTCAAGACACCACGCGAGCATCTCTTTTTCGTTCTTAACAATCATGCACACAGAGAGTTTCATTTTCAAACCGTTGTAATCAATTCTATCGCCACGCGCACGGATGCGCCATCGGCCACCGCTTTGTCTACCTTCCCGCGCAGAAGTAACAATCCCAGCGCGTCAAGTCCTTTCGCTGATAGCCCGACTTCCTTTATCGTTATCGCCCCGCCGCTGTTGTTCGCAAAGTCACGCTCAAGTCGCATGATGTTATCCGCGCCCGATACCGTCGGTTCCGAAAGTCGCCCCGCGTCTGTCATGTCGCCGTAGTCAAGTTGACTTGCGCCGGAACCGTCTGCTATCGGCGTGACGAGCGCAACATCCGCTCCGGTGAAGTCCGTTGTCCCTGTTCCTGCCGTGATTCCGTAGACCGACCCGCTTGCCGCATCAATGCGGGCAGAATCGCCCATTGTGATTGTTGTGTCAAGGTCAAAGATGGAGCACATGAAACTCCAAACCGCGCTGTAATATGTTGTTCCGTCAAAAGGAACTGTCGAAAAAACTCTACCGGAAAACACGCATCCCGCAGCATCAAATCCTTTTGCACCCGCTCCCCAATCGCTTGTTGCCTGTGTCCATGCCGCGCCGTCTGTCGATGAATAAACTGAGGTGTAGTATGTTGGCGCGGCACGTCCGCCCCAAATTATCATTTTGCCCGCGTAAGATACAGCCCCGACTCCTTCGCGATTGCCGAACGCCGCCGAGGTTGTTGCCGCCGTCCACGTAGCGCCGTCGGTAGAATAATATACTTTTGAATCCGGCGTTCCTGTCGAACCTCCGATAAGCCACATCTTGCCGTCGTGAACAATAGCGCCAGCTAGATACCGATTGCCAAACGCCGCCGAGGTTGTCGCCGCGGTCCACGAAACACCATTGGTTGAGTAGTAAACATCGTCAACTCCGACACCACCGGCAACCCACATTTTCCCGTCATAAACAAACGACGCATGGGCGCGGCATTTAGTAAATCCGCCGGCCGCTCCGTCTGCGCGTTTTTGTGTCCATGTCACGCCGTCCTCAGAACAATAAACGCTGTTCACATCTGCGGTAGTAAATCCGCCAATAACCCACATTTTTTCTTTACTATCCGCAGGATCAACAAAAACAAGGACGGTGTGGGCGCGGCGAGAAACAAAACCATTTGCATCAGCACTATCTCTTACTTTTGTCCATGTATTTCCGTCGGTAGAGTTCCACACATCACCAAGAACTCCGCCAGAGTATTGACCACCGATAATCCACATTTTTCCTTTGTAGACGGTGATCTTTGTTCCTGTTCGTGCGGTGAACGCCGCCGCCGCTGTTTTTAGTTTCCAATACTGCCCCTGATTGTCTCTGAAAGATTCCTCAAGCAATTCCATGAAATTTTTTGTTATCACGCCGTTCGTCGTGAAGGTAGAACTTATCTTGAACACGACGGTCGCCGGCTTTCCATTATCAACGGCATCGCCGCCGGTCAATTCCCGCGCTATAAGCACATTGGTATTGTTGTCTGCTTCCGTGCCTTCGCCGGTAGTGCAGAGTCCGATTTCTTCGATGGTGCGTGTCGAGCCGGTGTTATTCGTAAAGGCTTTCTGTATTTCAAAGTAAATATCCGACCCGCTTATCACCGTTGCCGTTTTGAGCGTCGTTGCACCGTAGGTAGTGAAGCCGGTGTCCCATGTCAGTTTATTGTCGGTCTGCGCAACCGCTCCGGTGCCGGTTCCTATCGCTATCCCGAACTTCTTGAGGCCGGATGTTGCGCCAACACACTTGAGGTTTGTCGCCTTGCCAGAACTTTCGTCTATCGCCGTATCATTGATGTCGAGTCCACCCGTGCAGGCGGCTCCCGTCATGCGACCCCACATGAGGCGCAGGAAGTTCGCCGTGAATGAGCGCATTGGTCGTGTGACGCTCGATTCAATCTTGCCGGTCGCCGTGTCCTTTATCTCGACGGTGAAGGTCGAGTTATTGAGTATGTCGATGTCGCATTGCGGGATGTCGTTTATCTTAATCCGCGCTTTTAAGCCGTGTCCGCCTTTGTTTCTCATGTTATAGTCACCGTCCCTGTTATGTCGAATGAGCCAGTAGATTCAATGTGGTCTATCAGCGACACGGTTCCGGCTATCTCAAAGGTTCCAAACATATCTGTTGGCAACGTCATCTTAACATCAACCGACTTCCACCCAGCACTGTATCTCTTGATCGGTCTCAGTTTCCAGTTGGCCCCGTCCCAGACTTTCAGAAGAGAACGCAACCGAGTCGTCGGTTGACCACTGTCTATCTGACTCTTAAGTGTGCCGCCTGAAAAACTCAATGCTGTGCCCTCGAAGATCTACAATATTTATGAACACAACTTAATGATCTGTCCCGTCAGTCGCGCCATTACGCAAAAGTCCTTCCGTCAGTATAACAGGTCATCCTGATTCCTTCGTACCAATTATCTATATTATTCCCGTTAGCGACAGCGGTTGCCGAACTAGCACCATACGATGCAAAACTGACGGGTGATAAATTAGCATATCCCGGATAATTTGTCCCGACGCTTTCTATTGATTTTGAAGAGTCCGCTGTGTCGCGGTA